TGCTTCACGGCGTGAGAGTTCGAGTCTCTCCATCCGCACCATAATGGTCCCTTCGTCTATCGGTTAGGACGCCAGGTTTTCAACCTGGAAAGAGGGGTTCAATTCCCCTAGGGACTGCCAAGTAATGGGTCGTAGCATAATGGTAATGCACCGCTTTTTGGTAGCGTAGAGTATAGGTTCGAGTCCTATCGACCCAGCCAAATAATAGAAAGAAAAAATATGTTAACAGAAGATTTTAAAAGAAACTTTAGTTTTAATGGTTCCGCACCTAGAAGTCAATATTGGGGTACAATAGTAATTACGTTTCTTGCGGTAATTATAGTAACTCCGTTTGTTGAAAGTGGTAGCGCAATGGTACTTTTAATTAGTATGGTGGCACTGATTTCCTTACTGTGGGTTATGCTAGCAGTAACAGCTAAACGATGCCGTAATTGTGGATTAAATCCATGGTGGACCGCCGCAACATTGATTCCATTTATTGGATCAGTTGTTACTATTGTACTTGGTTGTCTATCAACTAAGGATTCAGAAGGATAATAAAATGAAAGAACAATTAGTAAAAGCAGCACGTATGCACGCCGAGGGTGAACTAGAACGTGCCAAAACAAACATCTTGGTATACATGAACCACGCAGTTGGTATTGGTGAACACAGCGATATTGTTGAAGCTATTCAAGAAGAACTTGATAAAATGGCATCAGCAACTGATCGTATTGAAATGCTAAACACTCACTTTTCTGAATGAACCTGAATCCCTTAAATAAGAACACAGTGGACAGGAGTATAAGGTCAGATGTATAGCGTAGAAATGGATCATGATGAGATTACGATCACAATCATGGACGATCACGGTAATTACTCTGACCTTATTATTAATAGTTTTGATGACATTGTCTATATTAGACAATTTGAAGATGATAAAAAAATACCACATGCTATAGCAATATCACCACAACAATGGGAAGAACTGATAGCATCATTTCAAAGCCATGAAGGCTTTTTTAAGACAGTTAACAGGAAAAAATAATGACAGCTAAGACTTTAATCTTTACTATTGGATTGACTGATGAAATAGATAACAATGGTGAATGGATTGTACAGTCAGAACATGAACAACCTGAATATCGTAAATCTTATAATCTATACAAACAGAATCCAGAAGTGGAAAAAGCGTCACTTTCCTGGAAACTGAATATGGAAAATCCATTAGTTGTTAAATTAGTTGAACAATGGGAAAAGATTATCAGAAAACCACACCTTAAGATGATCAACACACGGCATAAGCCATTCCATTTTAATAAAGATTATTTGGATATGGATATGCTATTACAGCATATCTCGCTATTGCCTGACGAAGACATAATATCATTACCCAATAGTGAGTTAATGGATTATGGATTTGGAAAAAGAAACAGCACAAGTTGGGGAGCATTAGTATTGTTTATGGATAACATCTATAATCACAATAATATTAGCAATAGTTATATACATAGTCAAATTGATTATACACAAGAAAATAATGAATTAGCTATTGAGGAAGATTTTGATACTGTTAACAATAGAGTTTTAGAAATACCGTCAAATTTTTACTTAAACTTAAACTTAACTCAAAACAAAAATTCCACTGCTCCAACAATATTTAAAAATCTATTCCATCATCAACAGAATATATTTGAAGAATATGAAGATGAACTAATTAAGTTAGGTTATGATAAAGAATCGTATACAAAACTTCTTACTAGTGAAGTATTATTAATTGGTGAGCCACAAGACTCGCCTACAACTCTTTACGAAACTTTTTCTAAATATCCAACAGTTTGTCGTACTAGCTTAACCAAAGAGGAATAACAATGAAAATTATCGACTCATATACCAAAGAAGAAAAACTCAGCGTAATTATGCTACAAGACGAAGTCTTTAGTGTAGCATATTATGAAAATGATAAATGGGTAGGCGGTATTGAATATCCAAATAAACATATTAATTATGTCAAAGATGCGGCAAGTAATTGGATAGATGGCATTCTAACCAGAGAAACTATCCAAGAATACGGAAAAGTTTCTTAAATTAATTCAAACTATTTTATAACCTATTGAAAACACTGGAAACCTTTGTTCTGTTTTTTGTTGACTTCCTGATCTAGAACTGCTAGAACATTAGTATAAGTTAAACAAAAGCAAGGAATACAAAATGGCAATGGTTAAAACAGTAGTAGATCCAGTAAAATCGTTTGAAGATTTGCAGGGACGAATTCTTTGCAAAGTATTAAAACTTGATGACTACGAACTTCGCTTCCACTTGACTGAAGATCACTATGTGCGTATGTATCATATGCAGGACTGCTGTGAAAGCGTATACATCGAAGACATTGTAGGCGACTTAGATGATCTTGTTGGAACTCCACTGCTGTTGGTTGAAGAAGTAAGCAACTACGACGGCGAAAGCAAAGAATACAGTGAAAGCGAAACTTGGACCTACTACCGTTTTAGAACTATAAAAGGCTCAGTAGATATTCGCTGGTACGGTGAAAGCAACGGATACTACAGTGAAAGCGTAGATATTAAAATCGTAGGTTGACAACCAAGACGTCTTACTGTATAGTATTAGTATAAACAAAGCAAAAGGAATAACACAATGGTAATGTTAAACACAGCAATCCAAGCAATCCAAAACAGTGATCGTGATGAACTAAATCAGATTATTGCAGCAGTTAAATTGCGTCAAACATTCCTTGCTCGTCAAGCATCACGTTCGTTTATGGTAGGTGACATTGTATCATTTACAGGACGCCGTAATGCTACAGTAACAGGGCGTGTTACCAAAGTTAATCAAAAGACTGTAGTTGTACTTGATAACAACTCGTCTACACAGTGGAAAGTTACAGCATCAATGTTAACACCACTAAGCATAGGAGCCTAATCAGATGTGGGCAATTGAAGCAAGAAATTTCGGTGAGAAAAAAGATTACTTTTATCAGTCTGGATTGACAATGAAAGAAGCTCACCGTATGATCGCAAAAATGTCAAACAGTGGCAACTGGGCTAGCTGTCGTGCTTGGGATAAAGTAGCTGAGTGGAAGCAAGAAGAAGCTAACGAACGTATCCGTAAATTTGGTGGAAAGTTATCAGTATGAAAAAGTCAGAAACAGTTTACAATGTGGATCAAGCCTTGCAATTGTCTGTATATGTTGATGATCAGCAAGGGTTTATTAAAAGTGGGTTTGGATTTTACGACAGTGATCGTGGAGAAGAAACTAAAGATAATAAAACTGCGATCTTTCAGTATATGAATGGCACAGTTGATATGCCAGAAATTACTGATCAGCAAAAAGAACGTGCTGTTGAAATACGTGAATATTTTAAAGGTACACTAGTAGCAAAGAAGCTCATGGGTACACTTAATAGTTTTGAAGACGGTGTTATTAAGTCAATAGGCAATAACGAAACCAATAGTTTTGGCATCAGTGTTATTGCTAGTTTACCCAACAGTTTACGTATTAGTAAAAAGCGTGATGACCTAGACACTTGGTTTGACGAACTACGTGACAAAAGTGAGTTTATTGGTAAACGTGGCGAACGTCTACGTTTTGGTGTATATGTTCGTGATGTAAAGTTTATCGCCAAATATGGAATTCACTTGGTAACTTGTGTTGATAAAGATGACAACATTGTGAAGTTCTTCTTTAGTAAAGAACCTGATATCGCAGGATTGCTTGAAGGGCGTAACGTTATTCTTACTGGTAAAGTAAAGCAACATGACGTCAGCAAGTTTAGTCAGTGTAAAGAAACTGTAATTAATTACGTAAGAGTAGAAGAAAGTGCTTGACTTATCGAATACTTGATGTTATTATGAATGTATAAACAGAGCAAATGGAGTGAGAAACAGATGCAACAAGTAATAGTACATAACGGAACATACCGCAATATGCCAGTAACTGACAAAGTCTTTAAGATGACTAAAGAATTTAAGGACGGAGCAACCGGCCCTTATATTACAGTATGTGGCAAAGAGCATAATGATATGCCAGATCGCAATGTCCGTATTAATGTAAAAGGAACAACTTGCTTTTCATTAATGACAAATGGTGAAGTACAAACGCCAGAAAAAACTGAAACAGACGCAGAGATAATTGAACGTCTGCGTGAACGTTTTCAAGTATTAGAAGATATGACATACGCATCATGTGATGGTGTTGTCCGTGGTATGGTTGTTACTGGTCCTCCAGGTGTAGGTAAATCCTACGGTGTAGAGAAGGTAATGAATGAAGCGGAAATGATGAATAAAATGGGCGGGGGTACCACAGGTACTGGACGCAAATATGGAATGGAAAAAGGTGCCGCAAGTGCCATTGGTTTGTACAAGCTACTATTTGAATATGCCAACGAAGGCAGTGTGCTTGTACTAGATGACTGTGATAGTGTATTGTACGATGAGACATCACTTAACTTGCTTAAAGCGGCACTAGACAGTAGCCCAAAGCGGTTCCTGAGCTGGCGTAGTGAAAGCCGTGTGCTTCACAACGAAGGCATTCCAGACAAATTCGAGTTTAAAGGTTCGATTATCTTTATTACTAACCTCAAGTTTGAAAAGACACGTGGTAAGATTAAAGATCACCTAGACGCTATTATGTCACGGTGTCACTATTTGGACCTTACACTGGATACAATGCACGAAAAGTGGTTGCGTTGTAAGCAGATCGTCAGTGACGGTATGTTAACCGAATATAACTTTAGTGAGTCTGATCAATCAGATCTACTGGATTATATACACACTAACCGACTCAAGCTACGTGAAATGAGCTTGCGTATGGTACTCAAGATTGCCGATCTCAAGAAGATGAACGGCGATAAATGGAAGCGGTACGTAGAAATGACTTGTATGCGCCGTAATTCCTAATAGACAGTGCAATAGTAGACCTCCTCTGTCTGCGTCACTCTCACTCAACGCTATTGCACAAACTGGGGCTCGGTAAGACATCTTACCGAGCCTTCTTTATTATAAGTATTATTGACAACCCCCAACAAGTAGTGTAGTATATTAAATATGAAATGTAAAATTATCCTTAAAGACGAGGTTAACTGTAAAGTTGAAGGCCTCGACTTACAAACTCGTCGTAAATGTGAACAGAAATTAAAGTTTATGTTACCATACGCCAGACATGTTCCTGCTTATAAACTAGGACGTTGGGATGGATGTGTTGGTTACTTTACTATGGGCGGTAATACATTTGTTAATGCGCTTAGTCATATCATTCCAATACTACAAGAACAACGATACGAATTTGATATAGAAGACAATCGCAATACTTGGGATTTAAAGTTTTCAGAAATAACTGAAGAACATTTTGCTGACCGAGCATGGCCTGATAAACATCCAGCGGCAGGACAACCTGTTATACTACGTGACTATCAAGTAGGTATTATCAATAAGTTTATTAATAATACACAAAGTATTCAAGAGATTGCTACAGGCGCTGGTAAGACATTAATGACAGCGGCTCTTAGTAATCTAATTGAGCCTTATGGACGCAGTATTGTTATTGTGCCAAACAAAGATTTGGTAACACAGACAGAATTAGATTACATCAACTTAGGTTTAGATGTAGGTGTGTACTTTGGTGACCGCAAAGACTTTGGTAAGACACACACCATTTGTACATGGCAAAGTTTAAACATCATGGAGAAACGTTTCCGTGATGGAGAACAAGATTGGGGACTGGATGAATTTTCTGAAGGTCTAGTATGTATTATGGTAGACGAAGTACACCAAGCAAAAGCTGACGTACTTAAAAAACTACTAACAGGTCCGTTCCGTAATGTACCTATCCGTTGGGGGTTAACTGGTACAATACCCAAAGCAGATTATGAGCGTTTGAGCTTGGAAGTAAGTTTGGGCGAAGTTGTGCATCAGTTAGCTGCAAGTGAACTACAAGACCAAGGTGTACTTGCGCAGTGTGACGTTAACATACTACAAATGCAAGACAGTGTGAGCTTTGGCAACTATCAGAGTGAACTAACATACTTGACAACTGATAAAAATCGTTTAGACTACTTAGGAGACCTTATTACTAATATGGCTGAAACAGGTAATACACTTGTATTGGTAGATAGAATTAAAGCAGGCGAAGGACTAATTGAACGCCTAGGTGAAGATGCTGTGTTTATTAGTGGTAGTATGAAATCAAAAGACAGGAAAGAAGAATATGATGAAGTTAGTGAAGCAAATAATAAAGTTATCATCGCAACCTATGGAGTGGCTGCCGTGGGTATTAACATTCCTCGTATTTTTAACTTGGTTCTCTTGGAGCCTGGCAAGTCCTTTGTAAGAGTAATTCAAAGTATTGGACGTGGAATACGTAAAGCACAAGATAAAGACAGTGTACAAATTTGGGACATTACCAGTAGTGCTAAGTTTAGTAAACGCCACTTAACAGAACGTAAAAAGTTCTACAAGGAAGCAAATTATCCGTTTAGGGTAGAGAAAGTAAATTATAAATGAAAGTATTAACAGTAGAGAATCAAAGTTATGACTTAGACTTTGTTCCAGAAGAAATAGAAGATATACGTTATTGTGTATTAGATTACAGCGACAAGGATAACGCAGATTATATATTTGTACCATTAGTATTTTTGGAAAGTTTTAGTTCTCCTGCCGCGGTGTTAAAAATAGGAAAACATACAGTTAGTGTACCACTAGACTGGCATATAATTGTATGTGATCCAATGGTAGGCGATCCAGAAGTATTGCCTATTACAAGTTTAAATGATCGTGGATTTAAGGCATTTTCGATTAATCCAATTAGTGGATTTATGCCTGAGTTTAACGAAGTAGAAATAGTAAACATTTATCAAGATATGAAATGGTATTTTCCTAAATTAAAGTATGGACATATACTAGCAGTACCACTTGAAGACACAGTAAAACCACTGTGTGTTTACTTTGTAAAAGAAACAAATAAAATACCTGATGTACTGAGTACTGATGATTTATGGTAATATCAAAGGAGAATTTAATGACATTACACGAACAAATCGTAGAAGCATACGAAACATATACTAAAGAGCATGAACTATGGGAAGGCAAAAGCACTAAAGCGGCTGCTGGTAGAGCTCGTAAAGCACTAGGTGAGCTAGGTAAACTAACTAAAACTCGTCGTGCTGAAATCCAAGAACGTAAGAACTCCATGTAATGAGTGGGCAAAGACGATGGCTTAAAGTTTGGAGTAGAACAGTTGGCATGCCAGCTGGACTTAATGACGACGATAAGCCAGAGTTTTTGCCTTTACGACACAACGATGTTATTAAAGCATTATGGTTCAGAACGTTCTGGATTGTCTTGCATATTTTAACATGTTGTGCTATAATAGCTGGTAATGGAAGGACACTTGGAATATGGTAGGTAAACTTAGCATTGCTAACGAAATGCGAGCAATCGATACTAAAAATCGTAATTGGTATAAAACACTTGATGATGAAGAACGTGTAAAGTACGACAAACAATTATGGATACAACAGCGTTGGGCAAGTAGTGTACAGGGCGGTAACGCAGCACAGTACCTAATTCTAGTTAATGACTATTCAAATGTAAACTTTAATCTACTAGCTAAACATCCAGAACTACAACTACAGTCTTTACAAATTGCTGGTGTAGGAAAAGCACAAAAACATGATTGGATGCCGCCTGGTAAAAAAGGTAAAAAGAATAAACTAGCTGAATGGTTAGTAACACAGTATCCAGAATGTAATGATGATGAACTTGTAATTTTAGCACTAACAGGTGACAAGAAAGAGTTTCGTGATATGATGGAACAACAAGGTATGAAACCAAAAGAGATTAAAGAGTTGTTGAAAAAATGAAGTGCGAGTATTGTGGCAAGGTTTTTAAGCGTGAAAGCACACTTATGTCACACATCTGTGAAAAGAAAAGAAGATGGTTACAAAAAGAGTTTCCTGAAACTATAGCAGGATTCTTGGCATTTGATTTGTTTTATCGTTTGGGTATGCAAGGCAAGCCAAGAGAGTATACACAGTTTGTTGATAGTCAGTACTTTAGTGCGTTTGTAAAGTTTGGTAGTTATTGTATTAATACCAATGTTATTGACGCAGAAGCATACACACGTTGGTTAGTACGTAAGCAAGCAAAGCTCAAAGACTGGGCAACTGATAGAATGTATATGCTGTTCATTAGAGAACATCTAAAAAAAGAAACAGTTGATAGAGCATTAGAAAGATTTGTAGAACACGCAAGTAAGACGTCTTACTTTGATACGTTCTGGGAAAGTGCTGGTGGTTATGTTATCGCAGATTGGGCAGAGAGTGGAAAAATATCCCCCTGGATTATTATTTGTAGTAAACGAGCTCAATCAGCACTAAACAATATGAATGAAGAATGTTTCAATCGTGTAGCAAATAGTATTGATGCTACTCATTGGGGTAGAAAAACACAACAACAACCACAAGATGTACAGTGGGTTAAAACAATAATAGACGGAGATAGTAATGCGTAAGATGTATAATAACGTAATAGAGTTTTTTAAAGATAGTTATAAGTTTTCGCCGTTTGCGTTTTACTGCGAACTAGTTGAAGCCGTAATGCTGATTGGTGCTAGTGCGGTATTAACATATACAGTATTAGATCCAGCAACCAAGATCTTTATTCCTATGTATTTGGTAGGCAGTATACTTGGTGTGATCAGTACATGGATTAGACGAGCAGGATTTGCTATTGTACTAACAATATGGTTTGTTGTAATGAATAGTATCGCTATGGTACAGTTATTTTGGTTAGGGTAAAGCATGCCAGATATTGACTTAGACTTTGCTGACAGAAAACTAGCACTAAAACTAGTAAAACATGTACCAGCAAGATTAAAAAGCAAAAAACATAATACAGGTGTATATACACATCGTGTACCAGTAGATCCAGTTAATGGGCTTTGTACAATTGATCATAAAATGGCTGATGACAAAGGCTTTTTTAAACTAGACGTATTAAATGTCAGCATATATAAAGATGTAAGGGATAATGATCATCTGGAGCAACTAATGAATAAAGAGCCAGTGTGGCAATTACTAGAGCATACAGACTTTGTTGATAAAGTTTTTCATCTTTCAGGACATGAAAAATTACTAAAACAATTACGTCCTACTACACTAGAGCAACTAGCGGCAACATTAGCAATTATACGTCCAGCTAAACGGCATTTAGCAAATCAAAGCTGGCAACGAATACTACAAGAAGTCTGGACTAAGCCAGTTGGTAACGAATACTACTTTAAGAAAAGTCACGCCCATTCTTACGCAATGGCGTGCATAGTACATATTAACTTAATATGTGAACAATTAGGATATTAACATGAACAGAGACATTTTTTTACACGATTTGAAGCATACCGGGTTTACAGTTCAGCGTGATGCTTTTGATATAGGCAAGATAAACGAACTTAATGAATTTGCTGAAACAATAAGACCTGAGCGAGGACACACTAAAGATAAAAAATGGATTGGATGGAATCAAGTAAAAGACATGGAAAACCCTAAGACTGACATTGACTGGGCATATTACTGGACTGAACAAGTTCAGCATCCAATAATCAATGAAATGAAAAACACACTAGGACAATACGCAGACGCAGCATTCGGTGAACATAATTGGGTATGGCATGTGCAAGATTTTATTGTATTACATCCAGGTATGAATTTTTATCGTCCACATATTGATACACCTTATAGATTTCCAGAATTTCGATATAATCAAGAATTATTAGGTCTACAGTTTATGGTAATGATGTGTGATTTTAATGAACACAATGGAGCAACAGGGTACGTTCCAGGAACTCACAACTATATATTTGATCCAAGAAGCATACAAGATGATAAAAGTTGGTATACATTCTATGCTGATAATTATCAACAGTACACAGCAAATGCTGGTAGTTTTGTAGCATGGCATCCGAGGCTACTACACAGTACCATGCCTAATAACAGCAATGAAATTAGACGAGCATTATTACTGCATGCGGCAGAAAAATCAACTAGTCGTAAACTAAGTGTAATTGATCCGCAAGTAAACAGTAATATTAGAACTACGTAACTTTACGTACTAACTGAATATTACGGCGTTTAATACGTTTCTGACAAATGTTACTTAGGCTAATAGTTGGCCCATGTACTACTTGAAAGTCTTTAAGACTAAATGTAACCAGTGATGATCTATATTTGCTCCACTGACTTTTAAAAATAATGTTAATAGGGATCATTCTATTTGTCCCCCACCACCATTCTTCGCCTAGTTCAATAAATTCTTCTTTGTCTTTGTCATTTTTAATATTATCAAAACAATACATACTGGCCATCTGATGGTCCTGATTTTGCATTATTCCAACGTACTCGTTACCGCCGTACGAAACTAAAGTTAAGAACGGAAAATTTTCTAGTAGTTTTTGATATTTGTTTGGTATATGTGTCATTATTATTATTACTTATCACTATAAATAGTAGTGGAGATCCGAAACATGAATTATCAAAGCAAAGCATATAGTTACAACCAACGAAGTGAAATTGTTATACCAAATCGTAGAGGTACAACATATTATGGTTCACAAAATCATAAGCCATTAATTGCTTATGATGGGGTTACTAATGATTTTGAATTCTTTGTTATCGATAACAGTCGCAAACCAGTAAGTTTAGCTAATAAAACTTTTAAAGCAAGTGTGGTTAATAGAACAACCAAGACTGCTATTATAACTAAAACTCTTGTTACACTTAGTACTGATACTGGTAGTGTATTAATGCGGTTAACTGAGTCCGATCTAGGTAAATTGTCTCCTGCGTTATATGATGTTACCATTACTTATACCGATAGTGAAGCAATGGTATTTGGACTATACAGTGACCAAAACGCACGGTTAACATATGTATTAGAAGTAAAAGCTACCACAGCTACCACTATTACCCCTAGTCAAGATGATGAAAGTTTAACTGGTGATACTGATACAACAAATAATTTTACTGGTACAGCCCAAAGTCAGAATAGTGACGGCACAAATACTGTTGTAGCGTACACTACTAACTTTAGTGGCAAGTTTTATGCTGAAGGATCACTTGAACAAAGCCCAACAGAAGCAGTTGGCGATTGGTTTACTATTCAGCTTAATCCAGGTGACGCAGAAGATTATTGGACATTTACTGGTGCCACTGGACTAGAGCCGTTTACATTTGATGGTATGTTTATGTGGGTACGTTTCCGCTATGTTGCAGCAGTTGGCAACGAAGGAACACTTGACAAAGTGCTATATAGAAGTTAAACTGCATATATGATAGTTTTAGATTTTGTACGCCAGAGCATTCCTGGTGGCTGGAAACAGTCCCCAAGTGGATGGACAAGTGGTAATTGTCCAATGTGCCATACTCGTGGACACAGTAGAGATACTCGTGGACGTGGCGGTATAATGTTCCAGGACGATAAAGTTCAATATAACTGTTTTAACTGTAATTACAAAACAGGTTGGAGCCCTGGTAACCGAATCAACACAATGTTATCTGATTTACTAGTAGCGTTTGGCGCTGATCCAGCCCAAATACAACGAGTTAATTTTGAACTACTTAAAGAGAACGAAAAAGATCAAGTAGCACAACAGTTTATTTCAACTACTGAACGTAAGGAAAAAGCTAAAATTACATGGCAACCTATGGAATTGCCAAAAAACGCAACTACCTTTGATAAATGGGATACTGATACACTAACTCCAAGACAACTGGAAAGTTTTATAAAAGCAGTACAGTATGTTGAAGAGCGTGGAATGAGTTTCTATAATGGTTGGCAGTGGACACCAGAAAGCCATTTCAGAAATCGTATCATATTGCCGTTTAACTATAAAGGAAAAACAGTAGGATATACAGCACGTTGGGTAGGACAAACACCTGACAAAGCTACACCAAAATACTATCATCAGATGCCCAAGAACTTTGTTTATAATCTAGACAAACAGCGTACTCATAAGTATACGATCGTTACTGAAGGTCAAATGGACGCATTGTTAGTAAATGGCATTGCTACTAGTGGCAATACACCAAGTAATGTACAGTGTGATATTATTGACGATCTAAAAAAAGAAGTTATAGTTGTGCCAGACGCAGATAGCGCAGGCATGGACTTAGTTAAAACAGCTATTCGCAGAGGTTGGTCAGTCAGTTTTCCTCCATGGGAAAGCTGTAAAGATGCGGCAGATGCTGCTGTAAAATATGGTAGACTATTCACAGTGAGGAGCATTATAGACAGTGCAGAAACAAACACAACGAAGATCCAGCTACTTGCAAAATCCTATTGTAGATGATTACTTGCAAAATCCTATTGTAGATGATTATAATATAAGAGATGAAAATTTTTGGAGACAAGTAGATAAGATGAAACACATTAGCGCATATGCTGATTTACACAGTTATTGGACCAAGCATTTTGCTTGGATGCCAACCCGTAGTGATCACAGTGGTAAGTTTATCTGGTTGACAAATTACTGGGAATACGCTATAACTATGGATATGCATGGTAAAGTGCCGCTCAAGGGTGACGCCTGGCGAATGATCTACACTCGAGAGGAATATATATTGAAGAAGCTAACAAATAATGAGTGAAGAGTACACAGAAGATTTACAAAAGTTATATCTAGAGTTTTTACTTGCTGACAAAGATTTGTTTGTACGCTGCAATGCGATTACAAACAGCAAATACTTTGTTCGTAAGTATCAGCCTGTTATGGACTTTATACAAGAACATGTAGATGGCTACGGCGATTTACCAACACATGAACAAATTAAAGCCAAAGTAAGAATTGAATTTGATGATGTAAGAGCAAAGATTACTGATGACCATAAAAAATGGTTTATGGATGAATACGAAAAGTTTTGTAGACACAAGGCACTTGAGGGTGCTATCCTGGAAAGTGCTGATAAACTAGAACGACATGAATACGGAAGTGTTGAGCAACTAATTAAAGATGCTGTTGGTATTGGACTAGCAAAAGACTTTGGGCTTAACTACTGGGACGATCCAGCAGGACGTATACAAGCAATTAAAGACAATCGTGGACAAAACAGTACTGGATGGGAAAGCCTTGACAAGATACTATATGGTGGATTTAATCCAGGCGAACTAAACATCTTTGCTGGCGGATCCGGTAGTGGTAAGAGTTTGTTTATGCAAAACATGGCACTCAACTGGAGTTTAGCTGGCAAGAACGTAGTGTATGTAAGTTTAGAACTTAGTGAAGAACTATGTAGTATGCGTATTGATGCTATGGTTACTAACCAGAGTACTAAAGATGTTATGCGCAATGCTGATGACACAGCACTTAAAGTACGTATGGCAAGCAAAAAAGCAGGCGTACTACAAATGATACAAATGCCTAACGGCGCAACTATTAATGATATCAAGGCATATATTAAAGAATATCAGATACAAAACGACATTAAAATTGATGGATTGTTTGTGGACTATTTGGATCTTATGATGCCTGTTAGCGTTAAAGTTAATCCAAGCGATCAGTTTATTAAAGACAAGTATGTAAGTGAAGAACTACGTAACTTAGCTATTGAGCTTAACATATTGTTTGTTACAGCGTCTCAGTTGAATCGTGGTGCTGTTGATGAAGTAGAGTTTGATCACAGTCACATTGCTGGTGGTATTAGTAAGATTAATACAGCAGACAACCTAATTGGTATCTTTAGCTCAAGAGCAATGCGTGAACGTGGCAGAGTACAGATACAGTTTATGAAAACACGTAGTAGTAGTGGTGTTGGATCTAAACTAGACTTGGGCTATGATATGAATACACTGCGTATTACAGACTTGGATGAAGATGAACAAGGTGAAGAAGGACAAGTAGCAAGCATCTATCAGAGCTTAAAGAATAAAGCAACTGTTAGCCCTGCTGGTACTGAGTCAGCACAGCCTGATAATACCGCAGTGGAAAACGCCGCAAGATTACAAAATTTACTTAAACGAAGGGAATAGTTGTTAAAACATTGATGCCGTTGACCTTATATGTATCTATAATATGATGTACGAACAACGGGCGAAGATATTAGCCTGAATTGTTGCCCGCATCCCATAGCTGTATTAATTCTTATTGCCTATGGATCCTAAGTTCACGATCAGGAAATGCAAAGTTGCTATAAGTACTATCCACCAATGTTTTAACAACAATATTTATAAATAGTATTGATATGAAACGTAAAACGAGATCTATTTTAGAAGAAATTAATTCTATGTCACCAAAGCGTGACAGACGGCAACTTGTTGAAGCAAATGCTGAACAAGTAATTGCTACGGCAATTAACTTAATTGAATTAATTAATGAGACATTTGATAATGAAACTGCGGCGGATTTGAATAAAAGATTAATTAATTCAATTCGCACCAAGGATCCTCGGAAGTTTAAAAGAGGGGTATCAAAGCTGTGAAGATTAAAGACATACTAGGCGGAATGAGCAAACGCAAAATCCGTCGTGGAAGCCGCATCAAAAGATTAAGACAAGAAGATTTACATCTTAGAGAAGGCGGTAATGTATTCCCTGACAGTGTGGGCTTTGATCACAAACTAATACCTGGCATTATGAAATCAATTAATTCAGTACTGGCAAAAACTGGTAGTACTGCTATACCAATTGGTAGTGGAGCAACTCCAACACCTGGTAAAGTAAGTGGTGACTTGGATATGATCGTAGATGTAGATCAGCTAAAACAACATTTTAATATGGAAGACGCTAAAGATGCTGACATCCGTAAAAAGCTACGTCAAGTATTTGACTTAGCAGGGTTTAACACAGGACAAAGTGGTACTAGTGTACACGTAGAAACACCAATTGGTGATAACACACACCAAGTAGACATTATGGTAGTACCAAATGCTGCTAATGCGGCACAATTCCATACACATAATATTCCAAAAGGATCGCCGTTTAAAGGTGTTAACAAGCAACAGATGCTTAGTATTATTGCTAAAGGAAAAGGCATGTTATGGAGTAACTATGTTGGATTGTTTAAACGTTTACCAAACGGTAAAAAAGATCCAGATGGATTTATTACAAGTGACATTGATGAGATTGCTAAATTATTATTAGGCCCTAATGCCCACAAACAAGACATGGGCAGTGTGGAAGCTATTGTAGCAGCATTGGGTAAAGAAGGCGAAGAGCTATTAGCAAATATCAGAGCTAACGATCCAAATTGGAAAGAACAAAGCTAATGCGAGCAAACCAGTTTTTAACGGAAGCTAAAGTAGGGCGTGAATACCAGCACTTAGAAGATCTAGTATTTGCTGAAGGCAGTGCTGGTGCTCTTAGAGCGGCAAGTATACTACAACGACTTGGTCAAGATTCAAATGATGTAGCCATTAAATGGGACGGCAATCCTACTATCTATTGGGGCAGAGAAGCAGACGGAACGTTTGTACTAACTGGTAAAAATGGCTGGGGTAAAAATAAAACTACTAGCAGTGATGAATTAAAATCATTTGTTATGAGTACTGGTAAAGGCGAAGACTGGAGACAGGACTTTGCTAATAACATGGGTGATGTATTTGACATCATGCAACGTAATACACCAAACGATCTGCGTGGCTTTATATATGGTGATTTATTATACTCACCAAGCAAACCATACGTATCAAACAACGACACATATCAATTTGAACCAAATAGTGTTCTATATACTATAGACGCTAACAGTGATCTTGGTAAAAGAGTTGGCGCAAGTAGTATTGGTATTGCGGCACACAGTATATACGGAGAGTTTGGCGACAAAACTGGCACTCCTATTAAAGATACAAAAAGAATTAATACTAATGAAGTTGTAGTTATGGGTCAAACATATGTACCACATCAAGCTAGTGTAGATATTAGCAGTGTAGAAGACATTATAAAAGCAACTAATGCTAATGCTCAAGCAATTGACGGTTGGTTAACACCTGAACAGGGTCTTAGTAATAAAGGTAATATCATTTATACATATGTAAATCAAATGGTAAAACAAGGTAAATTAAAGCAATTACAAAGTGGTTTTTTCGACTGGTTAAAAACTAGTAAAGTAAGTGCTGGACAACAAGCAAAACTAATGGCTAGTGACAGTAATGGATTAAATGCTATACTAGGATTAGTTGTACAAATTATGACAGTAAAAAATAATATTATTGATCAGCTAGACAATGCTCCAGCTGATGTAACAGCAACTACAAAAGGTGAAAGTGGTGGCGAAGGATATGTAGTAGGTAGAGATAAAATTAAACTTGTACCAAGACATCGCTGGACGCCAAACTTATAAATACTACTATGGAACAATATACAGCAAAGCAATGGGCAGAAATCGAAGGCGGACATACTATGAGTGAGGCTAACGAACCAAAATTTGGGTTTGTTAATGATCTCAATGAAGCTAGTAAAATGTACAAAACTCGTCAACAACTTGAAACTGTTGATTTGAAAAACACTGCGGACTTTGCGTTCATGAACTTGCTAACAATGCATATAATGTCACAAAATCCAAGTACTAAACCTATGGCGCAAGATTATGCTAAAAGAACACTTGCTAGCGGTGGTAACTTTAAAAACTATCGTAGAGACGGCAATGATCTTTATCACGCACTTCATAAAATATCAACTAAAACTGGTATCGATGCTTCTGAAAAAGCACAAGCAGCAAGAGTTGGTATACCAGAGCAACAGTTAAAAACATATTTAAGATCCATAGCTGCTGGGCAAAATCCCAAACAAGCTAGTGGATTATTCATGCGTCTTGAACGCAGTCTTGATATTAAAGAAGCTAATTATAAGTCTATTAGACGAATGGCAACTGGATGGCAAGGATTACAAGCAGGACAAAAACAATTAGCAGCAACTAAAATAATTCAATATTATAGAGCCAATGCTATACGTAGTGAACTGTATGAACCATTTAAACAATTTAGTAAAGCAGGCGGATTAATTAATCCAGATATTGCTAGCGCAGAGCCAAAAATTACTGCTAGAAAAATTGCGCAAAGAGCAGCTGTTGGTGCTGCAGCGTTCACTGGTGGATTTGCTGCTGGCAGAGCATTTGGAAGAAGTCTAGTTTAAGGTGTCATTTGATACAACAATACATAGTCTATACACTAGTTGATATTACTGACAATAATAGTAAATCAAAAAATGTTATAGCATATAATCAAAAACAAAATTTTAATACACTTATTCAGCTAGCTGGCATGAGAAGCCAGCCAATATCTATTGCAGTTAAGTGCCTTGAAGCACAAGATGTAGTTGATTACCGCTTCGGTTCAGCGCATAAAGGACTACATCATGTGTGGAAAATTGAATTTGCAGTAGAGCATGCCGACGTTTACATGTTAAACGATAATCCAGTACATTTCTTAGAAAATGATTTTGACGGCGTAGCATTTACTCCTTATCTGACAGAAACCGCAAACTTTGTCACTAATACATTTGAGACTTATGACGAAAAACTATTAAACATATACTTTAAGAAAACGTAGACATCAATAAATAGTATTAAGAAAAAACTAAGGCACAAGACTACGGAGTTCGCCACAAGCCTCCGATATCAAAAGGCTACATAAAAGGCTACTGTTAACAAGGCACAACGATGTGCTGAAGACACAGTTGAGAAGAATTATGTCTATAGCTACAATTGGGACAACCCAGTTAGAGAAACAGAATTTAGAAGCTCACGTTGACCTGTGTGCTGAGAGGTATCGTGTCTTGGAAGAAAAAGTTAACAATATTGATACCCGCCTTAATAATATTGAAAAAAGTGTGACTTCCATGAGAGAAGAAGGCATCCGTGAATTCTCTAAAATGCGTGAAGAAATGATTAAAGCAAATGCCACAACAAATAAAATAATGATGGGAACTGGTGGTACAGTTCTTGCTGGTGTACTAACATTACTAGCAACATTATTAATGTCATAAAAATCTAATAAATAACTATATGAACTTAAACGAACTCACATCAGAAGAACCTGTTGTTGAAGCACAGCTAGTCTGGGCTCGCAAAGGTAATAAAATTGTTAGAAAATTTCGCTGTAGTGTGGGACAACGAAAAGGCAGAGTTGTGAGCGATCCATCACAATGTGCTAAACCCATTGATATGAAGAAAAGAATGACTTTACGTAAAACTAAAGCAAAGATGGGTGCTAGAATAGCTAAAAAAGCACAGCGCACAAAACGTATGAATCCAGCAAGTAAAGCAATACAAAGGCTAAACAAGGTAAAGTAACATGAAGATATTTGATATCATAAATGAGAATAGTAACAGATCTGATATAATTAGAAAAACAGCGGCTGATCTAAATATACCATTTGCGATAGCTATGGAACTTTTTAATAAAGAAAGTAGAACAGGTCAGTTTGATAAGAATGGTAACACTGTAGTCGGTGACACGAATCGTACAAATAATGCATACGGAATGGCTCAAGTTAGATTACCAGCATTAAACGATGTTAATAGATTATATGGAACAAACTATTCATTAGATGATATAAAAAATGATGCAAATATAAATGCTAAGGTAGGATTATTGTATTTTAAAGCACAAGGTGATCATTATGGTGCAGCCAATTGGGAAGAACAACTTAGAGGATATAACGGTGGTCCTAGCGCAATTAAAGGTGATGTAGCATCAGCAAATAATTATGCACATGATGTTTGGAACAACGCAGTATTTAACCACGAAGGACCAGATTCATTAGAGAATTTTAAATATAAAACATTAACAAATGAAGACAAAAAAACATGGATGAAGGACGGCGTTGAAATGTGCAGCAAAGACTGTTGTGGACAACCTGTTACTGAATGTGAATGTGGTCCAGAATGTAAACATTGTGACTGTTACAAAGTTAATGAACGTTATAGTTTAGCTCAAGGCAGATCAGCTATGGGTAAATTTAATAGTGATCAAACAAATATGAATAAACGTATCAACAATAAAATGGCAGATACTAACCGAGAGCTTACAATTAAACAAACACAAATGAATAAAAATGCCAATAGAGACGCAAGACGTCTTCCTACAGGTACACCAAATCGTGCGGCGTACGATAATATGCGTCAGGATTTGTTGAGAGGCAGAGGGATACAAAACCAATGAGAGCATTTGTAACCAAAGGTGGCTTTCCTACATTTATTAATAGTCGTGAAAGTGATTTTTTAGATAGTCATTTTACTGAAGACATTATACTAGAGCGTAAGTCATTAAATGAGCGTGATGCGTATATTGCGCAAAACTTAGTTGTACGTGGTGTACTAGATAAAGTAGTAGACAGTAAAACAACAGGTTATAAACTTAACATTAACAAGTACGGTAAATTATAATGACTAGATCTCTTAAAGACATTTTAACTGCGCAGGTTGAGGAAACATCTGCTATGCTTAACGAGGCTGCAGAAGCTGACGTTGATCTAAAAGTTGCTATGACACAAACTATAACAGAGCAATCAATTACAGTACAAAACTATCGCATTGACATTATCAGTGAGCAGTTTGCTGGTAGACAAAAAAACTTTTATAATGTAGTTGATGGCAACGAAGTAATACACAGTGACTTAGCATTGTTTGAAACAGCAATGGGTATTGTTAAAAAATATATCACTAATAAAACATCAGGAATTACAGAATTAGAAAAGTATGACCATGATTATAGTAATGCGCTATATGAAACTTGGGCACAACAATCTAGAGCAAACAGAGGTGGTATCAATGAAGATATTGCCATTGCTAAAGCCAGTAGGGCGAAGCAAAAAGTACAAGAAGCAAAGCAAAGAATTTTATCACGTCTGTAACAGATGTGTATAAATATAATAAACAACGGGGAATTATACAATGTATTTAAACGATTTAAACTCAGCTGCCCACAACGTAGAAAAAATTAACAAAGTATTGGCTAACACATTTGGTCATAATGTTAATGTTTCTGAAATGAGCAGTGAATCATTAGGGCGTATGTTAAACGCAACTAATGCAAAGATTACAGCAATTAAAGAAAGCAACAGTGCTTATTGGGAAGATAAAACTTATAATAAATTAAGTTTAATTTCACACTCATTACGTACTTACATCAGTGAAGTTGCGCCAACACGTAACGATGGTAAAAAGATGAAAACTAAAGTACGTGAATCAGCAGAACTAGAGCAAGCAGAAGTAATGCTAGCCGCACAAGAGTTAGTTGATGGACTACAAAAAATGGTTGAAGACTTAGCAGGAATGCAAGTACAAAAACTTATGCCAATTGTTGACGCAATGAAAGAACAACTAGGCTTTGAACAAGCAGAAGCATATAATGCTAGTGCTGAAGCGGCACTTGGTGGATTACTTGACTCTGCTAAATCAGCAAAAGGTGAATTAGAAAACGCAACACTTGTAGCACGTGGCGAGCAACCAGCACAAACAATGCCAACAGACATGGGTACAGATACCATGGACCTGGGCGACACAGATGAACTAGACATGGGTGACGAATTTGGTGGCGACGATGCTGCCGCTGGTGATGACAACCAACTTGGACGTGAGTTAAAAGGCGAAAGTGCTTTAGCAGACATGGAAAAAGGTGCGTTAGCTGAAAAAAAGTTTCTAGAGAGTAAAGACAAGCTCTTTAAAATGGTTGAAAGCGGCACTATGACACACGATCAGTTTATCAATATTATTAATGAACTGGACGCAGGTAACAAGTAATGTTAGTTAATGAAGTCATAATAACTGAAGGACAGGACTATGTCCTAAATGGTATCGAAGAATTAATTGTTCGATCTAAAGCACGTGGTATGACTTCAATTAAAACACCAGCATTATTAGCTAAATTACAGTCTAGTGGATATTATTTAGAAATGAAATCACTAATCCGTATGTTAAACAGTATTTCTGCCGTTGGTAGTGCTAACAAACAAGAAGTAAAATTAGATTCAGCTCTCCCCACTGAAACTGATCCTACTGACGACACTGTTAGTAAAATGGCATCAAAACAACTGTCAAAGAAAGATAAGAAACTATGAGTTATCAAGTAAGCGCACAGCAAGCAAGAACAACAGCAAGAAATGATTTAACAATCTTTGATGAAACATCAGCATTGATGCGTCAAGTTATAGTTGATGCTAGTGCTGGCGCTTACCAAACAATAGTAGATGATGGAACTACAATGACAGAGAGTAACCCAACAGCAACCGCTGATGCCAAAGCATATTTTAATGTATGGCAAGGAACTGACATTGCTGATGTTGCTAAAGTTGACCAAATGAAACAAGTTATTAGTTATTTTGAGAACTTGGGTTATACAATACAACGTCAGACAAATACTACTACAAATACTACATTTAAATGGGTAATCAACTATTGACATTGTAGTTCATTAGTGCTATAGTCACTATATGTTAAAAATTACCACACCCTACCCGTATCAAGAATTTAAACGCAAAAGCGTAAACGGCAAACGTTTATACGAAAATCCGTATGGCGATCCTGTGCCCAGTGTTACTACTATCCTGAGTAAAACAAAGGATATGACACACCTCAATGCTTGGAAAAAGCGTGTAGGTGAAAAGAAAGCACAACAAATTGTAACTGAAGCCGCTGGCGTAGGTTCAATAATGCACGAAATGCTGGAAGCATGGAGCCTTAACCAAGAGTATACAGGTAAAACTATGCTACAAGCCAAGATGATGGCAGAGACCGTTATAAAAAACGTAGAAGCTGACATTGACGAAGTTTGGGGTAGTGAAGTAAACTTGTGTTATCCAGGATTGTATGCTGGTACTACTGACTTAGTTGGCATGTACAAGGGGAAGCCTTGTATTATGGATTTTAAACAAACCAATAAACCCAAAAAGCGTGAGTGGATTGACGACTACTTTATGCAAGCCGCCGCTTATGCGATGGCCCACAACGAAATATTTGAAACAAAGATTGAGCATGCCGCTATCTTTATGTGTAGTCGAGATTTAGACTGGCAGTTATTTGAAGTAGGCCCAGAAGAGTTCAAAGTTTGGGAAGAAAAGTGGGCCGGCAAGGTAGCAGAGTTTTATAACCTGTCATAAATACATTATAGAGGAACAGATCAATGGCAGACACACGTATTAGTAAAATTAAAGTAAGGCAAGGCAACTTCGCAGATTTGCCCTTGCTTGATCCAGGTGAAGTAGGATACGCAACAGACAATCAAAGGTTGTTTATCGGAAACACTACTATTAGTGTAGGCACAGGTAATGGCGTAATCACAGCATTTGTTGTACCAAGTACATTAACTACAAACGGCGTAGTAGGAGTATTTGATGACGGTTCACAAGTTAATCCTGCTGATTATAGTATTGTTGGAACTACACTAACGTTTGCTACTGCTCCAACTGGTGCTATTACTGCCAACTTTAATGGTGAGATTAGCATGGAACGTTACGCAACGATTCCAAACAGCCTTTCTCTAGCTGCAAATGGAAATAATGTAGTAACTGGCTTTAGTATTGATACCACACTATACAATATCGCTATCATTGATTATACATTAGAAAGTACTAATGGTGTACGTGTTGGCCAAATCAGAATGGCAACAGACATTAGTGCTTCAACAAGCGCAATTGATGATAATTATACCGAAACCGCAACAGTAGATGTGACCTTTAGTGCAGATATTAGCGTAGCAAACACACTACGTTTAATGTACACTGATGGCGCTAATACTATAACGAAATTTAAATATACATATCAACTTTGGAACAGCAATTAAATAATCAAGCCTGGTATGAGTCACCTAGCAAGCGTTTAAGTATGTGGCGTGACTTCCGTAATGGCTTGGATCAAACAAATACACTTGATGTAAGTAAGACTGTAGTACAGTGGTGGCAAAGTGCTCCATTGGTTAACATATCTATTGATCCTGTTAACCCAGAACAGTGGCCAACACCTTGGGAAATGTTACATCAAGGAAACTTTTGTCAAAATAGTGTCGCATTAGGAATGGCATATACTATCTATTATGCCAATCCAAACATACAAAATGAGCTACTGTATGTAACATGTATTGGTAAAAGTTTTCAGCGTCTATGTGCGCTGATCGATAATAAACACCTGCTTAACTTTGATCACGGTAGTATAAGTACATTACCCACTGAAGATATATGTTCTGTTTCCTACAGAACTAAAATAAAAAACATAATAAAATAACAAATATACCCCGAACTACGATGATTCGGCACTAACATGATATACTATAAGGACGAAAACAGTATGAGCAATATTCAAGTAACAAAAAGAGATGGAAGTAAAGAGGCAATTGACCTCGAAAAGCTACATAAAGTAGCTTTTTATGCCTGTGAAGGTATTAATGGAGTTAGTCCTAGTCAAGTTGAGATGAAGAGTAACTTACATTTTTATAATGGTATTACAACTGATGACATCCAAGAAACACTTATTAAAAGTGCTTCAGAGTTAATTGAAGAAGATGCCCCAAACTATCAATGGGTAGCAGGGCGCCTTATTGTGTATCATTTGCGCAAACAAGTATACGATAGCTTTGAACCTTGGCATATCTTAAAACTAATTACTCGTAATGTAGATGAAGGATGGTATGACCCAGCGTTGCTCACTGAATATACTGCTTCAGAATGGGACGAACTTAATGATTATATTAAACACGACCGTGATCAAGACTTTACATATGCCGCTATGGAACAATGGCGTGGCAAGTATCTTGTACAAAACCGTGTTACAGGTGAAAAACTAGAAACACCACAAATGGCATATATGCTAATTGCAGCGACATTATTTGGTAGTTATGACAAAGAAACAAGATTAAAATGGGTTAAGGATTATTACGATGCCATTAGTACTTTCGATATCAGTTTACCTACTCCTGTTATGGCAGGCGTGCGTACTCCGCAGAGACAATTTAGTTCGTGCGTTCTTATTGAAACTGGCGATAGTCTCGATAGCATTAACGCAACTACTAGTAGTATTGTCAAATACGTATCACAAAAAGCAGGAATTGGTATTGGAGCAGGAAGTATACGGGCTCTCGGCTCCCCCATACGTCGAGGTGACGCATATCATACCGGGGTCGTTCCTTTCTTTAAAATGTTCCAGTCTGCTACCAGATCATGTAGCCAAGGCGGCGTGCGAAACGGAGCAGCAACATTATATTACCCGATTTGGCATCTCGAAGCAGAAGATCTACTAGTACTTAAAAACAACAAAGGTATTGAAGATAATCGTGTACGTCAAATGGACTACGGTGTACAGTTTAACAAACTAATGTATGAGCGTTTAATTACTGGCGGAGACATTACCTTATTCTCACCTAGTGATGTACCAGGACTATACGAAGCATTCTTTGCTGACCAAGACGAGTTTAAACGTTTATATGAAACAGCAGAGCGTAATACAAGACTACGTAAGAAGACAATACCAGCACTTGAGTTGTTTAGTCACTTTATGGGAGAACGCAAAGATACTGGACGCATTTACTTACAAAATGTTGACCATTCTAACGAGCATGGTTCGTTCAAAGCAGATATGGCACCTATTAAACAAAGTAACTTGTGTTGTGAGATTAATTTACCTACAAAACCACTTAATGACTTTAATGATCCAGATGGTGAGATTGCCTTATGTACACTAAGTGCTGTTAATTGGGGCAATGTACGTAAGCCAAGTGACTTTATCCGTATTGGTAAACTAGCAGTACGTGGGCTTGATGCTCTACTCAGTTATCAGAACTATCCAGTAATTGCGGCAGAAATGGCAACCATGGGTAGACGACCATTAGGTGTAGGTATTATTAACTTGGCATACTGGATGGCACGAAACAATATGACATACAGTGAGCCTAATCTAGAAATGATTGATGAGTATGCTGAAGCATGGAGTTACAGTTTAATTAAAGCAAGCGCAGACCTAGCACAAGAGCAAGGCGCATGTTTGTGGAATGACCAAACAAAATATAGTGATGGTATCCTACCTATTGACACATATAAGAAAGATGTTGATGAACTAGTAGCACACAAAGAACGTATGCCATGGAAAGAACTAAGAGTACAATTAGCTAAAACAGGTATCCGTAACTCAACACTAATGGCTCTTATGCCTGCTGAAACGTCAGCACAAATTAGTAATGCGACAAACGGTATTGAACCACCACGTAGTTTAGTAAGTATTAAACAATCAAAACATGGTGTACTAAAGCAAGTTGTGCCTGGTATCCATCATCTCAAAAACAAGTATGAACTACTATGGGATCAGACATCACCAGAAGGATACTTACAGATTATGGCAGTGTTACAAAAATATATCGATCAAGGTATTAGTGTAAACACAAGTTATAATCCACAGCACTTCCCAGATGAGAAGATTCCAATGAGTAGTATGCTACAACATCTAATGATGTTCTACAAATATGGCGGCAAGCAGTTGTATTATTTTAACACATATGACGGAGCCGGCGAAATAGATATTGACAAACTGGAACAATCAAGTATAGTGGAAGATAATATAACAATTGAAGACGATGAATGCGAAAGCTGTGTAATATAAAGAGAGAGATTGAATGAGTGTTTTTGACGTAACTAACAAAGGTAGCCAAACAAATAACTTGGCATTCCTTGATCCATCAGGAGGAGTAACAATTCAACGTTACGATACAATGAAGTATCCTAGCTTTGATAAGTTTACAGACAAACAACTAGGATTCTTCTGGCGTCCAGAAGAAGTTGATACATATCGTGATGGGAAAGACTTTAAACAGTTGACGGACCATGAGCAACATATCTTTACAAGTAATCTTAAAAGACAGATCTTGTTGGATAGTGTACAAGGGCGTGGACCAGTGGAATCGTTTGGTAGCATTGTAAGTTTACCAGAACTAGAGAACTGGATTATTACCTGGACATTTAGTGAAACAATCCACAGTCGTAGTTACACACATATTATTCGTAATGTGTATAATGACCCAAGCGTTATCTTTGATCAACTTATGGATATTCCAGAGATCATTGAATGTGCTGGAGATATCTCCAAGTACTATGACGATCTAATTGAAGGCGCTAGTTACTACAATCTACTAGGTGAAGGCGTACACACAGTTAATGGCAAAAAAGTTGTAGTTGATCTGTATGAACTTAAAAAGAAACTATGGTTAGCACTAATGAGTGTTAACATTCTTGAAGGTGTTCGCTTCTACGTTTCATTCGCATGTAGTTGGGCATTTGCTGAACTTAAAAAGATGGAAGGCAATGCTAAGATTATTAAGTTTATTGCTCGTGATGAGAACCTACATTTAGGATCAACACAGCTATTACTTAAAACACTCAAGAAAGACGATCCAGTGTTTGAACAGATTGCTCGAGAAACAGAAGAAGAATGTATCAAGATGTTTACTGATGCTGTAGATCAGGAAAAAGCCTGGGCGGACTATTTGTTTAAAGACGGTAGTATGCTTGGCTTAAACAAAGAGCTACTAAGTCAGTACATTGAACACATTGCCATGAAGCGTATGGGCAATGCTGGTCTTCCTAAAATTTACAATCAAGCTAGTAACCCATTGCCTTGGACAAAGAAATGGATCGCTGGTGGAGATGTACAAGTAGCACCACAGGAAACAGAGATTACAAGTTATATTAACGGTGGCACAAAGCAAGATGTTACCCAAGATACATTTAAAGGATTTAGTTTATGATTACAGTATACAGCAAAAACTTATGCGGTTACTGTGACATGGCTAAGGATTATTTAAAAAAGAACGGATTCGAGTTTGAGGAGATCAATGTCGAGTCTGTTCCAGAAGCACGTGAGTTTCTAATTACAGAAGGTCACAGAACAATGCCACAAATTTATCATGATGGCAAATTATTAGTAGAAGGCGGCGGTATGGCGTTAGTAAGATTACAACCCGAAACTGTACGTGAACTTATTGGAGAAGTAAAACTAAATGTTAAAGATTTCAAACTTTAAAAAAGGCGATGTAATGACTGTTAAATGTAGCACTGGCGAAGAAGTCGTTGCTAGATTTGATTCAGAAGACGACAACGCATTAAATGTAGTAAAGCCAACAGTGCTTACAATTAACCCACAAGATGGTAAAGCAATGCTTATTCCTTGGATTATGAGTATTGATACAAAAAGCAATGATCCAGTGTTTATTGGCAAAGCGCAAGTTGTAGCAATTACAAAAACTGAAAAGAACTTAGCTGACGGATATATGCAGAGTACAACTGGTATTACGACAGCAACAGCGGCAGAAAGTAGTCTGCTTATCTAATAAATACGTGTATGAACTTTGTACACAGAAATAATGACAAGAGACTATGTGGAGCCTCAACTAGAGCTATAGTTAATAATGTCAGAGTAAACGGACAATTTATTAGTACAGAGGGCGACCCCAACAGTCATGGTGGGGGCGTTCTTCAAGCTACTGCGACTAGTGGTAGAACTCGTGCTGGCGGTAAACCTATCATCATTTTAAATGACCCCTCATCAGCAGACAGCTATTGCGGACGACCAGGTTATGGTCCTGAACACTGTGGACCATCAGCGACAAGCGCAAGCGGCGATGTAAGAGCCGGAGGGTAACATGGCAGACTTTACTGATTTTAAAAATGGCTTACAAAATGCCAATGACTATCTTGATACTAAACATCATTTAAGTGGTACCACTGCTTTAGGTAATAGTAACTTACGAGCAGTAGCACAAGCAGAGTATAGTTTTACATTACGTGAACTGTTATGTGGTGTACTAGGCGGCAATGGTATAAAACTTCCAAACATTCAGATTTGTATGAGCGCAAACATTAATGCGCTACTGGGTATTCCAGCATTACAGGGCGAGCTATATGATGCGTTATCACAATTAGATGGCGCAATGAACGACTTTATGGATCACACTAAGTTAGATAGTATACTTGGACGTCTTAATGGTGTATTGGCAGAAGCACAAAATGTTGCTAACATGATTAACTTTTGTAGCGCACCAGTAGATCCAATCGCTATTCCAAATATGTTAGAACGAGCAATGGGCAGTTTCCTTGGTGCTGGTAAAAATTTAATTGATCAAATTGGTAGCATTGTACCTGGTCAAGTGTGTGCTTGTATAGGAACAGGCGGCTTTAACGGTAACGTGTTTAATGGTGGTATACTAGGAAATATTGCTAATAATATTGATGCTATTAATGCTGGATCACTTGGACAAAGTGTAATTGATAGTATACGTAACGATATCGAAGGTGTTGCTGGTGGTATTAAAAACTTAATTAGCTTTGAAAATAATATTAATGGATCATACAGTTTAGGCGGAAGCCAATTTGCTACTCCTGACCCAAGTTGTAATAGTGGTGTTGGTGTTATGCATAACCCACAAAACGGAAGTGTTGCTAGTAATGCTAGGTTAGCTTCAAGTATGAAAGGTTTATATGACAAACTTGCTGGTTACCCAGTTACATATAGACCAGGAACTTCGCTTGGTGGGTCAAATGGATCTGTACCAATTAGCGCAAGTAACTTGTCACAACAAGAATCAGATCCAATTGAATACGAAAACATTTTCAAACTATTGTTTGATGATGACTTCCTGACATTATTAGATCAAGCAGATGATCCACAAAGTAATGTAGACAATCAAATACCAGTATACGATTATTGTGGTACAATTATTGGTTATACTACACAGGTAGTACAACGTGAAGATGATAAGAGTTTAGGTAGCGATCCTACAGCACCCAACAGTCCTGGCTACTTGGCAGGCGGATTAAGTACCAGTGATGGAAATACAGCTACGGATAATCCAACAGTAGCAAGTGGTTCTATTTCAGTACAAAGCGGCGGTGGTGCTAATGTTTATTTGGTTAATAGTGAAGCTGCACAGTTAGCACTACAAACAAATACAAATGATTTAGTAGTAAGAACAGACATCTTAACTATATTTGCCCGTTTAGATACAGCATCATTTAACTTTGGTACAATGTCAGACTATCAACAAAGTAGTGTAACATTTACAGCATTTGGAAAAAACGTTAATGAATTGTCTGGTACAGGATTTGTAGCAAAAGATGGCGCAGTTGCTATAGCAAGGTCAATTAATGGTACTAATAATGAAATAACAGTTATTAATGGCAGTGGCGCTGGTGGCAATCCTACTATTGGTTTAGCTGATAACACAATTATACCAGGACAAGGTTCAATTACTATACCAGTTGGTAGCTCTACTCAACGATCAACACCAGCTAATAGTGGTATGTTACGCTACAACAACACAACTAATGAAGTAGAAGCATATTATGCTAGTACAAATAGTTGGAGAGATATAGCAACAATTGATGATATCAATGCTCAAAGTAATATTTTTGTTAACATAGGTACTGGTGTAGAAGTATACAAACAAAAAAATGTCAGTAATGAACAAGAATTCAGAAAAATTAATGTTAGTGGTGCTCTTAGTGTTGTACAAAATACTAGTGACATCACTATTAGTGATACACTAACTGCTAGTAATTTAGGTACTGGAGCAGAGATATTTAAATCAAGAGTAACAAATGATTTACAATTCAGAAAACTAAAATCGTCCAACAATAGTGTAACGATTACTGAAAACGCTAATGATATTGATTTAACTATACCAGGTGTAGGAAATACAACCTTAACAACTACTGATGTAACATCAACACCAGCATTGTTTAATGGATTGGTACTTAGCCCTGGTACTAACAAAACTTGGTTCTTTAAGATTTATGTACTGGCTGGGCAAGCTCAAACTAATCGAGCTTGGCAGATACAAGGCGTAGTACAAGATATTAATGATGCAGATAGTTTTGTTGGCGCAGTTAGCCGTATAGACTACCAGCGTAATACTGGAGATGCAGAAGCATTTATAACACCTTGGAACGCAACTACCGCATACTCAACTGGTGATCAAGTTGAACATGACTTAATTATATACCAAGCAATTAATAATATTTCTGCTAACACTCCAAGTTCTTATACAAGTCCAGATACTAATTATAGTGATTGGACTGTGATTGACGCAGGATGGAACGCTACTGTAGCGATCTTTAATAATCAACTATCAATAAGAGTACGTGGAGACACAAGCACTGTAAACTGGAGTGTTAAACTAGAATACGTTGAATTATAAATAATACTGAAGAAAACACTTGACAAATAAGTCGTTTTGCCGTATATTATGTGAAGTAATAGGTTATGGTAAGACGTCATGGCACAAAACACTATAACTTAACTATAGGCAAATGAAAGGCAAAAAAATGAGATCGAAAGATACTGGAGACGGGCGCAAAATTATGGCAAAGGTCGAAGTACCCTTGGGGGTAGACGACATAACATTATACGCATTAAGATACCTCGATGAGATTGGAGATAACGATCCACGAGAAACTGTATTATCAAGCACAAAAAGAGAAATATTTGGATTTGCGAAAAGAGCATTGTTCTTATACGGCGCAAATGAACCAAAACACTATGTAACAAACAAACTTAACGGACAAGTAAAAGTAGTTCGTAAAATTGTAGAATATAAATTTCCAGAGTGTGATTAATGAGTAATGTAATAAACTTCAATCTAGAGAGAGCAGTGCGTAAAAGCGGATTGCATCGAGCAGAATGTAAACAAATGATTGAAGACGGATTTGATCCACTGGTTCCAAATGATGTAGAAGAATACGGTGACTGGTTTTCAGTAACTGGTAATTTCCATCAGGAACACAATTGGACAGATGAAGCAATACATATGTTGCTTACTGAAATTTTAGCTCAAGACCCAGAATAAATACATAAAACAAAGAAGTGGACTAAAACTTGAGCGATACCCTGGTTTTGAATGCAGACGCACAACCTGTTAGTTTCTTACCATTAAGTGTGGTACAATGGAAAGAAGCAGTAATGTATATGTACCATGATAAATGCACAGTGCTTGACTGGTATGACGATTGGATTGTCCGATCTCCCAGTTGGGAAACAAAAGTGCCAGCAGTTATTATGCTGAAAGATTTTAAGCACAAAACACGTAGGCCCCGATTTAGCAAAAATAATTTGTTTTTGCGAGATTTATATGAGTGTGGCTACTGTGGCGAAAGACATCTGAAAAGTGAACTTACAATGGACCATGTCCGACCTGTATCAAAAGGCGGCAAGACATCCTGGGTCAATTGTATTACCGCATGTAAGCCTTGTAACTGGAGTAAAAGTGATAAAGTAGGACCAAATTGGCGTCCGCTATATAAGCCTTACCAACCAGGATACTATGAACTTGTACGCAAACGTAAGCAATTAGATTTTGCTGTACGACATCCAAGCTGGTATCAGTGGCTTGATTTAGAAGATACTTAAAAACTTCTTGACAACTTATAACATTTATGTTAATATATTGAAGTTGTGTGACTGTTCACACACCGGGAGACATAACCCGTAAAACCTAAAAGGAGATAAACTATGGATATTCTTAAAAAGATTAAAGGATGGGCTGCTGGCCTAACAGACTTGGGACTTTCAATTGTAGCACTACTGCTAGTTGTTGAAGTACTAGGATTAGGAGCGATTCCGTTCTTCCCAGAAACAAGTGTAGTAAGCAACGTATCAGCGATGCTAGGCACACTAAGCGCAGAAGGCCTAATGGGCTTGATTGCTATCTGGGTACTATATGCTATTTGGAATAGAAAATAGACAGGATTTAATTTAAAAAAAATTATAACCTATTGAAAACGCAGGAAACTTTTCCTGCGTTTTTGCTTGACACCAAGACGTTTTGGTGCTATAGTCGTAGTATGATAACAAACAAGGAAACAAAAATGATGCTTACAGGTTACACAGAACAAAAAGTTATTGAAAACTTTGCTGACGCATATTTAGATGGAGATGTAGTTCGTTGGGTATCCAATGACCGTGTTCCATTTCTTGATATGGTAACTGACTTTGCAACATTAGGTTTGATTGCTGATTTTCAAGTTGAAATTTCTGAAAACACTCGTAAGATTGAACAGACATCATTCTTAAAAGAGTACATGATTTCACAAGCTAACCGTTCAGAAGAACAAAAGAACGAAGAGCGTATGATGGCGCAAGCAGCATTTGGTCCAGATACTAAAGTTGTTAACGTAATTACAGGAGAAGTTTTATAATGTATAATATGGAAACTGCACTAGTTGACTATATCAACGCTCAACGCAAAGAAGCTGAAGAGTTTTCAAAGCAACCTGGTTGTTGGATGGGTATGATTCCTGCGGCAACTGAAACTGAGTATTGGAATGATCGTGTTCCTTCAGGTACTCTTAAAGAATATAACCGTATTCAACTTGTAGAAGATGCGTACTATATTACTGCTGATTATGTCAGTAAAAGTTATGCCCGTTCTTTAGACTTTGCTAATTGGAAAGATAGTGCTATTGAACGTCACATTGAAAATATTTGTAGAGAAAAGGAAGCTGCGTAATGACTATTGAATCACAACTACCAATTGATGTACTCAATAAAATTGAGAACGTATATGATGATGTACACGGCGGGCCATATGATCGTGGTGGCGCTGACAGTTATTATGGACGATCTTTTGATCCACATTACTGGCCTCAAGGTACACAAAAAGGTGCTCGTGTTGAAATGAAAGACATGACTCCACTGGAAATTACTGCCTATACCAAAGGCTTTAATGATAATGAAGACGCAGGTATGTTTAAGGAATGGTAATTAATGCTTGACATTTGTAGTTTTAATCTATATATTATTTAAGTAAGGAGTGTTTATTATGGCTACATTTGAAATTGAAACAATTGAATACAACAGACACGGAAGTGTTAAAAAAGAATGTGAACTATTTGGTAGTAAAAAAGAAGCTATCAATCATATGAGAAAGAAAATTAAAGATCGTCATGGCTTACTACAACGAGGTGAGATTAAAGACGGCGAAGTTAAACTTCTCGATGACCGAGGAACTGTCCGACAGAAAATTAAATTTGGACAGATTATATAAACTCTTATACATGAGGCAAAGAGTATGAAAAAACTTATTATGGCAGTTATGATGTTTTTCGCATTTACTCCAGTATCATCAGCAACAGACTTTAAGCTAATTGAAGAATTTCCTGAAGTACGCTGTATGGCATTAAACATCTACTACGAAGCACGAGGAAGTAATTTAGCAGACAGAGCAGGTGTTGCTGATGTAGTTCTTAATCGTGTAAACGATATACGTTATCCCGATACAATCTGCGAAGTAGTCAAGCAGGGGTTACAAGATGATAACGGTAACATGCGCCGTAACAAGTGCCAATTTAGTTGGTACTGTGACGGCAAAGCAGATAACCCACAAAACCAAGATCTTTGGGTAGATGCTCAAACTCTTGCGTGGAACGTAGTTCAAAACGGCAAGCACCGTGGACTAACAGAAGGCGCAACACACTACCACGCTACATATGTACAGCCTAATTGGGCGTCATCCTTACAGCTAGTAGGACGTATTGGTGCGCATATTTTTTATCGTTGGGAATGAAAATACATAAATATATGTATGAAAATTAACGAAGTAATAAATCAACCACTTGAAGAAGGTCCAAACGACCCTCATATTTTTAAAGCAGTGTTTATGGCCGGTGGCCCAGGTTCTGGAAAGTCTTATGTGGCTAGAAAGATGCTTGGATCTAGCGGCCTTAAATCTGTTAATAGTGATGAGATTTATGAATATTTGGCGCAGAAACAAGATATGGATCTTGGAGATCCAGAAGTTGTTGGTAGTCAAGCAGGTCAAGAAGTACGTGATAAAGCCAAAGAGCTTACACAGAAAAGACGTACTCAATATTTAGATGGTCGTCTAGGTCTTGTTATTGATGGTACAGGCAAAGATGTTGCTAAAGTACAAAAAGATAGTAATGCGCTAAAGTCATTGGGATACGAAACAATGATGGTGTATGTAAACACAAGTGAAGAAGTAGCACAAGAACGTAATAAGCAACGTGCTAGAAGTATTCCAGCTGAAATGGTTTCCAAAATGTGGAACCAAGTTCAACAAAATCTAATGCAGTTTCAGCAAGTTTTTGGCGCCGCTGATTTCCATGTAGTTGATAACAGCGGGGGTCAAGAAAACCCAGCTCGTGAACAGAACTTTAATCAAGTATTCAAAAACGTACAAAAGTTTTTAACAACGCCGCCTAACGATCGGCGTGCGCAAAAATGGTTGGCTGCCCAAAAGCCTAATCAGGAACAATAAAATGTACGATTATAAATGTTTAACAATGCGAGTTATTGACGGCAGTACGATAGATGCTGAAATCGATCTTGGCTTTAATGTATTAGTACGACAACGTATTAAACTTCATGGAGTAAATGCTCCTGATATTAAAAGCTCTGATCCAAAAGAAAAAGAACGTGCGCAAAAAGCACGTAATCGACTAGCAGAGCTAGTTGGAAAAGAATTTTACTGTCATACAATTATGAATAAGCGTGGCAAGGCTGGTAGAACTCTTGGACATGTCCATATTATGGACGCTAATGAAAACCGTATTGACGTAAATCAGATTCTTATAAACGAAGGCCTAGCCACTCGGTACGGAGATTAAATCATGTTATTTGGTATTTTAACTTTATTAGTCGCACTAACTATCAGTGGAGTTGCGATTTACTATAGTGTAGCAGGGCTAGTTGCTATATTTGCAGCAGCAAGTATTCCTATTATTATAATGGGCGGCGCACTAGAAATTGGCAAACTAGTGGCGGCTGTATGGTTACACAAATATTGGGATCGAGCAGCCTGGTGGTTGAGAGTATATCTTAGTATAGCAGTACTAGTACTGATGTTTATTACAAGCATGGGTATCTTTGGATTCTTATCTAAAGCACATATTGAACAAACTGCCGCCGCTAATGAACAAGTGGCAACACTGGAAAGATTTGATGCGGAGATTGGCAGAGAACAAGAGATTATTACTAGAGCTAATGAACGTATTGCCAAAGGAGAAGCTGATGCTGACAAAGAAGATGTTGGTATACAAGAAAAAATAGATAAAGAACAACAACGTATTGATGGCGCATATACAAGACGTCAACCTAGCATACAAGAGCAACTTGATATTATTAGTGCCGCTGAACTAGCACTTGATGGAAGAGTTGCTGTATTTTCAGATGAAATAGCTAGCTTAGATACAGAAATAGTAAGATTAAATGGATTAATATCAGAGCTTAGAACACAGTTATCCAATACAAGTGTAGCAAGTGTAGAGGAACAAATACAGCCTTATAGAGATCAAATTACACAACTTGATAATGATATTACTAGACTAGACACCCAAGCGGCAGATTATGAAGCTCGTATTAGTGAACTAGTACCAGACTATAGTGCAGTTGATACACTAAAAGCACAAATTACAGCAATTGAGGAATCAATTGTTATTACCACAAACAAACTACAAAGTACAGAACGTGCTAAAATACAAGAAGGTCAGGCAGTAATTGGTGTTACTAGTGACGGACTATTTGGCAGTAATACAACTCGTGCGCTAAATGCTTGGGTAACAGCACAGCAAGAACGCATCGCACAATTACAATCACAAGAGACAGAACTAAGATCACAAGCACAATTAGTTATTAGTTCAGAGCGTGAACGTTTAACTGGCTTAGTTACAGGGCTACGAGGATCACAAACAGAAAGTGTACAAGCACGTAAGCAAGGACTATTGGATACAATTGATCGTATTAGAAATGATGCGTCAAGTAGTTTACAAACACAACGTGATAACATACAAACAAAAATTACTATAGTACTTGATACAGACATACCTGCTGTTAGAGAGCAACGTAAACTAGCACAGGATAGTATTACTGATTTACGTAACTCACCAGATCGTAAAATTGAAAATGCGCAAGCAGAAATGGCTAGACTACGTGAACTAGCAGAAGCAGAGATTTTACAGTCACAAAGTGTTATTGAAAGATTACGTGCTGAAATTCAGATAGGCGATGATGTAGATTTAGATACATTAACTGACGCACAGTTAGCTAGAATTAAAACAGCAAACGATAATATTGACCGTATTACAAATGAAAAGTTTGCGCTACAAGCAGAAGCTAGAAAGCTAGAAGCAGAAGTAGGACCTGTTAAGTATTTGGCAGAGTTTATATACGAGGATGCTGATCGCACTACACTAGAAGATGCAGTACGTTGGGTAATACTCATTATTATATTTGTGTTTGATCCATTAGCAGTTGCACTACTAATTGCAGCACAGTATATATTTGAATGGCGTAGAGCAGATCGAGGATTGCCGCCAAGAGATCCGCCACCAGTAAAAAAGCCTAAGCCTGTAGTTGAACCAATAGTGGAAGAAAAGCAGGAAAGCATACTACCAGAATTACAAGAAGTTACTAACAACACAGTAAAGACTCCTATGGCAAAAGTTGTTAAACCTAAGCCAGATAATAAAAAGGTTGACAAACCGCTATATGACCCGTATACTGATACAAGACCAACAAGTAAATTAAGCCCTAGTGAACGTAACGCAAGAACTGTCATATGGCCTGATGATTATGATGGAAAGTTGGCTCCACCTAAACCATATAAAGAGGATGAGTAAACCCCAATGAGGGAAAACAGTATATACCACATATCACCGCCAGACATGAAGTTATTAGATGCTGGTCCAGTTGTCACAGTTTTATCTAATAATAGTAAATTTTTAGATGACATTGAACGAGTACATGAAGCAATGTACAAAAGTGTACCTGTTGTAATTTATAATGCTAATGGACCAATTAATGATAACAACATAGCCTGGCTAATTAGTACAATGAGACTTAGTGACAATGTTTTTGTAGATTTGGACACTGTTACACAAACTGAATTAGTAGCAAGTATACTAAACGAATCTAACACAATTTACTTTAGTAAAGAAGATCGTCAGTCTGATATATTAAAACTATTTAATATACGGAAAGAATATACAGTATATAGTGATACTGATGAATATATGATGATGATTACAAATGAATACATATAAAGGAGAAAGTATGATTACCAAACAATATATAGGCCCAAATGAAAAAATTTAGCAAACCAGAACCTAAAACACCTATTAACGGACAAATACGTTACAGTGAGTTAAGAGTAGTTGACGATCAAGGTCAACTTGGAGTTATGCATAAGTCAAAAGCACTAAAAATTGCTGAGAGTAGAGGATTAGATTTAGTAGTAATAACTGAATCTGCCAAACCTCCTATCGCTAAGATTTTAGATGCTAATAAATATCTCTACGAACAAAAGCGGCGTGAAAAAGATCTAGCCAAACGGCAACGTGAAAGCCGTATTGAAGTAAAAGAGATACAGTTTAAACCTAATATTGGTGATCATGATTTTGACACTAAACTAAAAAATATTGAAAAATTCCTTAGTAAAGGAAATAAAGTAAAACTAATGGTGCGTTTTAGAGGCCGAGAAAACGCAAATAAACAGGTAGGATTTGAGATACTTGCTCGTGTAGTAGATACACTTGAGGAAGTTGAATGGGATTCAAAGCCTAGTTTAAATGGTAATCGGCTAATAGGAATATTAAAACGAGGAAAAAATGGATAGAGATAATAGAAAACCAAGAAGACGAGAACAAAAAGAAAATAGAGGACTACAAGTAGACGTACACAATAACGACATAGCTCGTGCGCTACGTAAACTAAAGAAAATGGTAAACAATGAAGGCTTGCTTAAAGAGCTTCGTGACCGTGAATATTTTGAGAAGCCAAGTCTAAAGCGTAAAAAGGCTAAAGCAGCGGCACGTAAACGCTGGCTAAAAGAACAACAAAAAAACTCCAATAGATAGCTTGACAATCAGTACCGTATGTACTATATTAGTATTACGATAAGAAATGCCACTCAATGCGCTAGTCGTCAAGTGAGCAAGATAAGAAATACATATACAGAACTACGGGTTGCTACGAAATAAGCACGTGGTGGGCGATAGTTAGCCTACCGACACATAAATAACTGTGGATGCCAATTATGGGTCCACAAAATACATCTTGCTTAATAAAGGAGATATAAGATGAATAGATTAACAACGATTGACTTGAATAAACTTACCCCTCACAGTGTTGGCTTAGAACGAATGTTTAACGACATGTTTAAGTACACTGAACATCCACAAAATGCTGGGTACCCACCATACAATATTGTACAAGAGAAAAACCGTTTCCAAATTGAGATGGCATTAGCTGGTGTACGTATGGATGATATAGATATTGAAGTCGCAGATGGTGAATTAACTATTACACATGACCCGGTTGAAGTTGAACCAAATGAATCAGTACGCTGGGTACATCGTGGAATTGCGCAACGTAAATTTAAGCGCAGTTTTACACTCGCTGATGATGTAGTGGTACAGGGTGCGAGGATGGAGAACGGCATGCTATATGTAGAGCTTGAACGTATCATTCCAGAAGAAAAGAAACCCAGAAAAATAGAAATTTCAGCAGTATAAAACTATAACACTAGGGGCGGTTAACGCCGCCCCACATAACAATTAGGTAAAGCAATGAGTACAGAACTAGCATCTAAGATCGACACATCATGGATTTTCGCACATCCAAAAAAATACAAAGTTATTTTACTAAATGATGATCTAACTCCAATGGATTTTGTTATAGAAATTCTTATTGGTATTTTTAATAAATCAGAATCTGAAGCTCATCAAATTACACTAGCAGTACACAATACAGGTTCAGGTATTGCGGGTATTTTTAATTATGAAGTTGCTGAACAGAAATCACATGAAGCTACAACTATTAGTCGTAGTGCTGGGTTTCCATTAACTCTTAAAGTAGAGGAAGAATAATATGAGAATTGAAAATGAAGTACTGTTGGACTACAGCGATGTCTTGATTCGTCCAAAGCGTAGCACATTAGGCTCACGCAAAGAAGTAAACTTAGAACGTGAATTTACATTCCGTAATTATAACAAACAAGACATTATGTCTGGAGAATATGATTGGAAAGGTGTTCCAATTATGGCAAGCAACATGGATGGTGTTGGTACATTTGAAATGGCAGACAAACTTGCTGAAGGCAACATCTTTACATGTCTAGTTAAAACATATAGTGAACAAGATTTAATCAAATACTTTACATCTGATTTACCTGAGCGTAGTGACTATGTTGCTATGAGTATTGGTATTCAGGATCGTGACTTAAACAAATTTGAAAAAGTTTATACAGTATGTAAAGAAAATTTAAAATACGTTTGTATTGATGTGGCAAACGGATACAGTCAACGTTTTGTGGAGTTTGTGGGAGAATTTAAATTCCGCTTTCCTAAAGTAGTAATTATTGCTGGTAATGTGGTTACGGCAGATCAAACGCAAGAGTTAATACTAAATGGAGCAGACATAGTTAAAGTTGGTATTGGACCAGGTAGTGTATGTACCACTCGTATTCAAACTGGTGTGGGATATCCACAGCTCAGTGCCGTTATTGAGTGCGCTGATGCCGCTCATGGCCTTGGTGGTCATATTATTGCTGACGGTGGGTGTACCTGTCCTGGCGATATTGCTAAGGCTTTTGCGGGCGGGGCCGACTTTGTAATGCTAGGCGGTATGCTTGCTGGACACGATGAAGGTGGTGGTGACGTAATTACCCGATACTATGAAACTAGTGAACTAGAATATCAAGTTGGCGAGCATTTGGCCAATTGTGTACATAAAGTAGAAGAAAAACAATTCATAAAGTTCTACGGAATGAGCAGTGATGCGGCAAACACTAAACACTTTGGCGGACTTAAAGAGTATCGTTCAAGTGAAGGACGTGAAGTGCTTGTGCCTTATCGTGGTGAAATTGCTAGAACTGTGCAAAACATTCTGGGCGGCGTTCGCAGTACATGTACATACGTTGGTGCCAATACACTAAAGCAACTGAGTAAATGTACAACATTTATTCGTGTAAACAACCAGTTTAATAAAACGTATGAGTCTACTACCACCAAGTTATAGTAGCTGCGCAATAACGCACAGTTGCGTTAAACGCATATCGAGTCTACGCAAAATGCAGTAGTAAATCACTGAAATCCATGTTAAATATAAGTGTGAACACAAAATAGTGTTTACACTTTTTTTATGAAATGACACCCTGAAAAGACGGGGGGTATTGCTTTCCTCAAGCATTTTAAAACTTAATCAAGGAAAAACAAAATGTTTAACGACACATTCAACGGTCTTGTAAGTTTACTTGGAAATCCACTTCCAACACGGAAGTTCGAAAAAGAGATGCTTACATACGCAAAAACAGAATACGGAAAAGATTGGCAGTTTGCTTATCAATATATGCTAGATCATTCAGGTTCAGCACCTAACATGGGAGTACATCTCTAATGGCACATTATGTAATAGAAGCGTCAAGTTGGATTCAAGATGCAATCGAAGGATTCAATGACTTACGTAGAGCAATGAAACTACGTGCAGAACGTAAAGCATCATACAAACAAACTTATAAAGAACTTAGCAAGTTAAACGACTATGAACTAAACGACATCGGCATTTGCCGTGGCGACATTAGAAACATTGCACGTGGTGATAGAACAATCAAACGTGGTATCGAAGTTAACGAAAACTTGAGAGGATCTATATAATGACTGTAGCAACAATGAAATCAAACACATGGGGAATTACATGTAAAACATGTGCCATTCTTTCAAAAGCAATTGTAGCAACTGGAATGTTTTTATGGGCATTTGGTGAGTCAGCTGGAAGAGCAAGAGCAGCAAGTGAATTATACCGTCAAGGGTATGTAGAAGAAGCAAGAAGATTAATGACGGAGAATAATTAATGACTGGTGATATAGCAACGTTTGGCGCAATGATTGGCGCAGGGTTAGCAACAATTGGAATGGGCGGAGCAGCCATTGGTGTTGGAATGATTGTAGGTAGTGTACTTAAAGTAATGCCTAAGAAAAGTGACACAGGCACAATGTTTGTTGGTGTAGCATTTGCGGAAGCATTAGGAATATTTGCATTCTTAGTAGCACTGCTATTAATGTTTGCTGTCTAATGGTAGGTGATCAGCACATTGAAATATCAGCACAGGTAGTGCAGAAGTTAGGTTTCTATATGTTTGTAATTATGACTTCACTTATGGTAATATGTATAGCTTTTGGTTTCTATGCTGTTATTCAAAAATTTAACGAACCAAACTGGAAAGAAGTATGTATCGCAAAAGGCGGTGTGCCAGTACAATTAGAAAAGTCTTACTTCGACTGCAAAAAGATGTAACAAAGAGGAATATAATATGTTTACAAGATTTATGAAACTAATGGAATACAGAAGTTACTGTATGAGTATCAAGCAACTACGAGACATGGGTATGAATGATAAAGCCAATGAAATCTCAGAGTTTAAACATAACATGTATAAAACAAGTTAATGTTAGATCCAGATCACACATACACAAAGCCAAAAGGCGAGAAGAAAAAAGGCGGTAAGTAAGCCGCAGTACAACAGAGTAAAGCACCACAAGGTGCTTTTTTCTTGACTAATTAACTATCAGTGCTATAAATATAGTTAACACACGGAGGCTATATGCAACATTCTATTGAGGATCTTCTAAGAAGACTTGAAGTAATGAAAGACAAAGCTATTCTGTTACATCGAGTTCGTAATGAGTTTAGTGAAATATCATATAAAGATTATGACAAAGCAGCTTGTCAAAATATTATAGATGATATACAAGCAATGGCATTGGGCATTGCGAATGATAAAGAAGGTACTGATATTATTACTGAGATGGAATATAAATGAACTTATCAGGTGATTTTTTAATCAGCATTCCAGCTGTAAATACTGGAACATTTAATCGCAGTGTTGTTCTTATGAATAAGCACACTGGCGATGGAGCGTCTGGTTGGATAGTTAATAAACAATTAGATGATAAAATAACACAACGTTTACGCAAAGGTATGAATCTTACTCGTGACATACCATTATACTTTGGTGGTCCAGTAGACGTAAACAATGCTGTTGTTATACACAGTAATGATTTAAAATTACCTAGTACAAGAAAACTTAATGATACACTAAGCATCACAAAAGACAAGAGTATTGTCAACGTAATGAACATTGGACAATTTCCTGAATACTGGAGAGTAATTGTTGGTAGAAGTTCATGGGGAGCAGGACAACTAGAAAGCGAAATACTTGGCAGCCGTACAAATGGCATTGGTACTTGGATGTCAATAGACTATACTGATCAGTTAATGTGGCAAACAATGCCAAGTAATCAGTGGGAACGCAGTATTGAACTAAGTGCCACACAATTGACTAATAATATTTTAAAAATACCAAATATGTAATTATGTTAGCGCCAGCGTCAACACAAATGTGTAAATACGATGTGGCAAGGAGATACATATGTGTTCACCAGAATTGCGTAAAGAAGCTAATAGACTAAACTGGATGATTAAAGGTCAACTTATTGACTCGTCCGAATCAGACTCCACAGTTGAAAGAATTTATCATTCATATTTTCAAAGACTTTGGAATAACAACGAGAACTACCTTCATGAAGAAGGCTTTACCCAAGCGTGGGAGCAGCAATATGGTAGCCAATAGAATAACAGAGCTAACTGAAGATGAACTAACATTTATGGAAGATTTATTACTAACTGAGTTTAGTAAAGAAGCTGAAAAAGCAAAAACTTGGAAATCAAAAAACCATTACCAACTCCCACATGGAAAACAAAATAGAATACTAAGTTGTCTAAGCGCAGTTAGAAGTCAAAAACAACTTAAAAAGACATTAGCCACTAAGTGGTAATTGGCTCTGGGGGTAGGATTCGAACCTACACGATAAATATTTTGCGAACATCTACCACACGATAAACAGTCGTGCGTGTCTACCACTTTCACCACCCCAGATCAATTTTTAGGCGGCTTTGTCTAAACTTTGTAGTTTATCCAGTGCGGCAATCATACGTGTCATGCCAATGCCACCACCTACTCTTTGGAAGAAGTCAAACTTGAGGAACTCTTCTAGTTCTGCTTCTACACGTTCTTTACCAAACAATTTAAACAGCAGCTCAGCATAGTCTCCGTCTACAATACTGTGGAATGTATCACGCATCATATCAACATCACAACTACGTTCTGCTGATCCAATAGTTTCCATACCACCTAAGATAACATCCATCTTCTTAGCAGTATTGCCATCATCGTTACGTGCCATGTTCCAGAAAGGTGATGTTAGTTCTGGGAAGTCTGTAATTAAACAACTACCAAAGTTCATATCCATTGCTAATTCGTGTTGTGCGTCCATTTCAGTTGATTGACTTACACCAAAGTGTTTTTGCCAGTCGCTGTATGTTTTTTCTGTTAGTGGGTCAAAGCCCAAGTAATCACATAGTTCAATTTCCATCTTTTTAAGATCATCTACATCGCCCGGCATCTCAAACTCAAACATTGGGAAGATAATGTCGTGTCTGCCTGGTATAGCGTTTGGTTCCTGTCTATAGGACGTTGACACACAAAAAAAGCCCTTACTATCGGGCTTGCTTAATAATTCATGTTCTAACCACATCTGGCCTGTTTGCGGTAATGGCCAAACCTGGTCTGCGTAATTGTATGTTGCTACATTGAACGGATCTTCACATGCGGCAAGTATGCTTAGTCTATTTTGGGTATGTACTTCTAAGAAGCCTTTGTCCAAAAAAAATGACCTTAAAAGGCCAACTGTGTCTGTAAATTTTTGTGGGTTTATGAGTTGCGTCATCTTTTTTTCCTTTTCTGAAATTCAGCCTAAAAAAAATTAGCTCAAAAAAATTTGAGTGTGTTTTTTCTATCCAGTCTATTTAGTCTTTTCTATAATAAGGCTTGACATCCTCTTGTGTTTAGTATATAAATAGACTGTAACGTTGAAGTGATTTGACGACTATACTGGACCCGGGGGCGGTACCCGGCGACTCCACCATAAACACATTAGGTTTGAAATATAACCTCTCTTTCCCGAGATGATAACTCGATATAGAGGACCTAGAAATAGGGTAAAGAATAAGAGTGCTAGTGTGTTTTTGATGGGGTCGAAATAGGATCGACAGGTAGGATAGATGAGTGGAGTTACCGGGATATAAGCGCCGTTACCGCGAATAAACTTTCTAAATGCAAACGCAAATAGAGCGCCAGAAATGGCTTTAGCTGCCTAATTAGGTAAGTGGGGGTTTGTAACGCACCTAGCAACAGAAGCGTTACACTATGACGGCTGAAACATAGGTTAAAGTACAGCCAACACAAAAGGAAACCTAATTAATGAAATTATTAAAACTATTTTCCGCAACATTATTAATGTTGGGGTCTTTAGCTGTGTCAGCACAAGCAGATGCACCTAAGGATAACATCACGGTCGGATTTATTTACGTCGGACCAACTGGTGACCACGGATGGACATACCGTCACGATATTGGTCGTCAGCAAGTAGAAGAAGCATACGGCGACAGAGTAACAACACGATTTGTTGAAAGTGTAGCAGAAGGTGCTGACGCTGAACGTGTAATGACACAAATGGCACTACAGGGCGCAGACATTATTTTTGCGACATCATTTGGATATATGGATCCAATAATGAACGTAGCAAAGAAGTTTCCAAACGTAAAGTTTGAACATGCTACAGGTTATAAATCATCTGACAACGTTGCTAACTATGGTTTGAAACTATACCAAGCAAGACACGTACAAGGTGTTGTAGCAGGTATGATGACAAAAACAAACAAAATTTGTTATATTGCTTCATTCCCAATTCCAGAAGTTATGCGTGAGATTAACACGTTCTTCTTGGGTGCACGTAAGTACAATCCAGATGTAGAACTATCAATTGCGTGGGTTTACACATGGTATGATCCAGGTAAAGAAAAAGATGCGGCAACAGCATTGATTGACCAAGGTTGTGACATTGTAGCACAGCATACTGACTCACCTGCTCCACTACAATCAGCAGAACAAGCAGGCGTACTTGGATTTGGACAAGCAAGTGATCAAATGAAGTTTGCTCCTAACGCACAATTGACAGCAACTATTGACAATTGGGGTCCTTACTATATTAAGAAAGTAGGACAAGTACTAGACGGTACATGGGAAACAGGCGATTACTTTGGACACATGAACGAAGACGCTGTACAAATGGCACCGTTTGCTAACATGCCAGCTGACGTACAAGCAGAAGCACAGCGTGTAAAAGATGCTATTAGCGCAGGTGAGTTATTTGGATTTACAGGTCCAATTAACAAGCAAGACGGAACAGTGTTCCTGAAAGAAGGCGAAGTAGCAACTAGACAGCAACTAGACACTATGATGTTCTATGTCGAAGGCATTACATCAAAGGTACCTGGTTAATGATTCCAGTAATTGATTTACAAGCATCAGACGCTTTAGATCGCATTGACGAAGCCTACACAACAGTAGGCTTCGCAGTGTTTACAAATGCGTTAACTGAAACACATCAACAAGACATCAAGTCTTGGCAAGAACAAATGAAAGCATTCTTTGAACTGCCAATGGATAAAAAACAAAGTTATCCTTATAACGCAGATACTAACTTGGGTTATAGCATGGTAGGCGACGAAAACGTTGATCCTACAGCACCAAAAGATATCAAAGAAAGTTTTAACTACAACAATACACGTATGCCAGAAGACCTTTGGCCTACAGAATTACCAGAGTTTAAAGCAACAGCCTTACAAAGTATTGACATTGCAGATAAACTTACTATGAAAATATTATCTAAGTTTGATACTATTTTAGATAGTGGAACTACACTAGTAGATTCACATTTACAACCATTTAACACAACAAGAGTTATTCACTATCCAGCATATACTGGACCAGTACAAGATAAACAAATGCGTATAGGAGAACACAGTGACTACGGCACTATTACATTACTATGGCAGATTAATGATGTTCCTGGGCTTCAAGTCCAAGATCTCAAAGAAGAGTGGCACCCGGTCCCGTATGCGGATGATGGAGTAGTTGTTAACATTGGTGACTTACTACAGCGTTGGACTAACGATTATTTTAAAAGTACTAAACATCGTGTAGTTAACAGTCATATACATCAACAAAGATATTCGATGCCACACTTTGTAGACCCAACACCCGGCACAATAGTACAAAACTTACGTGACGAACAATCAAAATATGAGCCCATTGAGTCAAAAGAATATTTGATGTGGCGTCTAGCACAGAGTTATTAAAATGAAACAATACATAACAAGTTACCAAAACTTTCCAATTGATGGAATTGATTATAAGGATGTAGCAAGTTTATGCGCATCACAAGATGGTTACGCAGAAGCAAATAACTTTATATACAGTAACTTACTAAAATATTGTCCTGTAGATAAAATTATTGGTATTGATGCTCGTGGATTTATATTTGCTAGTGTGTTTGCTCATCGTACAAGAGGCCCACTAGTACTAGCACGGAAACCTGGTAAACTTCCTGGTAAGATAGCTGAAAAAGAATACGATTTAGAATACGGAACAAATAAATTACAAATACAAGCAGATAGTATTGAAGCAGGAGACCGTTGCCTTATTATTGATGACTTAATGGCAACTGGTGGCACAATGTGCGCAGTATTGGATTTAGTACAAGAATTAAATGCTTTTACTGTGGCAGTAGCAACTGTTATTGACCTACCTAAATTAGGTGGAAGCGACTTAGTAAAAGCTCGTGGTATACCATTTTACACAGGTGTTGAATACTAATGCAACACAATACACATGGATTTGAGATAGAAGAAAACGAACATGATGTTGTTGATAAAGACTATCCAGAAATTAAAGCAAGAGTAGAACAAACTGAATGGGTAGTAAAATTAAAAAACCAAGCAGGTGAAGAATGGAAAACAAAATGTACAGATCACTATGCTTGGAAAGCTGCAGAATATATTATGGAATTGGAGAAGCAACTAATGGTATTTAGAACAGGCGCAGACTTATTTGAAGTAGGTGACTTTACAAGTCACGCAGGAAATAAACTAGCATGGAAGATTGAGTGCGATGCTATACGCCCAGAGTGGTGGGACGGATTAGCACGTATGATTATGGATTATCAAACAGAACCTTTTAGTAAGGTAGTTGGTATTCCACGTGGCGGAATGGCATTAGCACACGCTATGGAAAAATATGTAACACCAGGCGATCATCCTTGGATGGTTGTGGATGATGTATATACTACAGGTACAAGTTTTAGAGAATTCTGTACAGACAATCAAACAATGTTTGCATACAAGTGGTGCGCATTTGCTCGTAAGCCTATTGAAGGCAATGAGTCACATGACGTAAGAGCATTGTTTACTATGCCACAAAGTACTTGACACATACTAAATACCACGCTATAATATAGCATACACACACACAGAAAAGGAGAACATTATGTTCGATACAAAACAAATGACAGACATGGCTGAAAAATTCAGCGAGATCTATAAAAACACTGGACTAGATCCAGCAAAATTTACTGAAGCATTCAGTAAAATGACACCCCCAACTATGCCAACAATCAAGTCAAACAAAAATGGCTATGAGATCCGTACCAAAGTACTGGAGATGGCACAAAACAATGTATGGCAAGACTACCATGCCAAATGGGGAGCGTTTGAACAAACAGTAAAACGTGATAAGGATACTGGCGAAGTTGTGACAACTGTTACAATGCCAGAAGTACCAGGTGCTGATGCTGTACTGGAAGCAGCAGACAAGTTTTACAACTTTGTAAACGGTAAACGATAATAACTTAGAGTAGCAGCTGCTACACTTTAACGCACGCCATCGCTATTAATTTATGTGCCTTGGCGTGCTATATATATATATTATATACTGACACAGAAAGGTCAACAAAATGAGAGAATGGGTATTTAATTGCTGGAATGTAGTAATGGATCACGAAAGTAATCCACTAAGTAATATTCCGGACTTTAGTACACGCCATATGATTATGCAAGTATTAGCATGGATGTGGTGTATCGTATTTGCCATCATCGTAGGTAGCATGTGGGCTGGCGTTATTAGTATGCTTCTACACGTATTACTACTCGCTGCAATCGCAATTACAGTAGCAACGTTTGAAACAGCCAAGCGTAAGCCAAATGTATTTGGTGCTTATAATGGTCGAGCAAATGGTGGCGGATAACAGTGTTACATAAATGTAACAAGTACGACACTATTTTGCTTAATATCGTTGACAATATAGTATCCTGTGTTATATTAAGATAAGTAAATACACACACAAAAATTTACAATAAAAAAAGGGCACCACTAAGGTGCCCTAAGTTACGAAAGAGAATTATAATTATGAAAAATACAATCTTATCAATTGTAGCTGTATTTAGTACAGCAGGCTACGCAATGGCTGAAGAAGTTGCAGTAGCTAATCCAGTTACTTTAACTGGTGAAATCAAAACTACAATCGCAGAAACAGCGGCTGACAAATACGGCGCAACAACAACATTTGGTTTAGATGTTGGTGTAACTGGCATCGCATTTGGTGGTCTAGATTTTGCTACTGGAGCAGATGACAAACTAGCATTAGACGAATGGCATATTGGTGCTAACTTAGGTTTAGCAACTGTATCATACGGCGACCAAGGCAACAACTGGATTGGTGCTGAAGGCGAACAAACTATCGCAGATCCAGCAATGGGCGATAGTTTAAAAGTATCAGTTGGTGATGCAACAGTAGCACTAGGTATGACAGATGCAACAGCAGATGTAACAGACTTGTCAAACGTACAAGCAACATACACAATGGGCGTAGCAGATGACCTATCACTAACAGGCGCAGTTGACTATAACCTAGACAGTGAAACAACTATCCTTGGTGCAAGCCTAGGCGGTATTGACTTGGGTGTTGCAACGGCAAGTGGCGCATTTACATACGGACTAGACTCAGAAGCATGGGGATACGAAGGTGTAGTAGCAACTGGCGGACTAACAGCATACATTAACGGTGACAACGTAGACGCACTACAAAACATCGGTGGTGGATATGATATGACTATCGCAAGCGGACTTGAGCTTGGTGCTGGAGTATCATATAACATGAACAGTGAAGAGTTCAAACCAAGTGTATCAGCATCATTTAGTTTCTAAAAACTAAAAAAAAATTACAACCTATTGAAAGCGAAGGATTTTTTCCTTCGCTTTTTGCTTGACTCCAAGACGTTTTGGTGCTATATTAAGTGTATAAGTTAAACAAAACGGAGAAGCATAATGCAACTCAAAGGCGCAATGACTGTTTTAAATCGCAGAGTTCAGTTTTATGGTAAAACATTTGATTGGTTAATTGAAGCAATGGATCAAGGCATGGATGAAAACATGACAGTTACACAAGCATATAAAGTTTATAAACGTAATCAACGTAGATATACTTGACAATTAACGTGATAAGTACTATATTATAAGTGTAACCAATTAAAAGGACTAATGTTATGGACATGGAAACAACACAAGGACTATTTGCAGTGGGTATCGGAATTGTACTCTTCGGAATGGGTTACTGGAAGGGCAATCAAACTGGTTTGCAAAACGCTGTAGAAGCATTATTTAAAATGGGTGTTCTTGCTGTTGATGAAAATGACCAAGTAGTAGCAGGTCCTAAAATTAATAAGTTCAAAATGTAATACCTAATGACAAGAATTGATAGATAAGAAGTAAAACACAAAATTTATTATTAAAATGCTCTAGTGGAAACACTAGAGCATTTTTCTTGCGACCAATAAATATTGGTGAGTGAGAAAAGGACACACAATTAATGGAAAATATAATATTTGGATTAGCAATGACTGCTCATTTAGGTCTTGCTGGTGAGTATAATGAAATACACCCACATGTACGTTATGAAAATGATAATGTAATTGCTGGAGCATTTGTAAATAGTATAGACAATATATCATTATATGCAGGTAGACGATTTGAACACGATAACTTTGGATTTGAATTGACAGCCACAACTGGATATCTTAGTTTAATAGTTCCCCAAGTACGTGGCACATACGATGTACATAATAATGTAAGATTGTTTGTCGGAAATGCTGTTGAAAAAATACAAGGCAAAATTAAACCAGGAGCAGTTGTTGGTATCGAGCTATTATACTAAATATAGTTGGAGACAACATTACATGAAAATACAACACGTAATTGGCATGTTATCCCTTACTTGGTTAAGTATGTTAGTACCAAGTACGGCGGCTGCCGACTTAACACACAGTTTTAAAAACCCTAGTTTTAGTGGCATTGGGTATAGTGCCCACGTACTTAGTATTGAGCAATTGGGATTCAATAGACAAAAAGATATTGATGATGAAGCTCAACGTGAAGCTGATCGTATTGAGCGTGAACTTGAAAACACTACTCTCAATAAATTTATTAAAAACTTAGAATCAAGAATCTATGCTACACTGAGTAAACAAATGGTGGACAATATGTTTGCTGCTTGTGGTGAAGAAGGACAACCGGATTGTGCTAATAGTGGAACGACTGAAGTTGAAGGTGCTACTATTTCTTGGACCAAGGATGAGGCATCTGGCAGTATTACACTAATTATTGACGGCGCCGATGGTTATACAGAAATAACTATTCCAGGATCTGGGGAGTTTAACTTTTGAAGCTAATAACAACAATAATACTTACTGTATTTCTGGCTGGGTGTAGTAATTACAATCCAAAATTACCTAAACCATTACAACGTCCAGCAAACTTACAGGAAAACCCACTAGTAACAGAACTGAATCAGTTAAAGCCATTAAATGGTCCTGTTATGACTGTTGGAGTATATAGCTTTACAGATAAAACTGGACAACGTAAGCCAGCAGACAATATTGCTAACTTATCTAGCGCAGTAACACAGGGTGCTGAAGTTTGGGTAATAGATGCGTTGCTACAAGCAGGCGAAGGCACTTGGTTTGAGGTTGTGGAACGTGTAGGCATGGATAACGTTATTAAAGAACGTCAGTTAATACGTAACACAAGGCAAAATTATGAAGCAGAAGACGCTACCCCACTTCCGCCAATGAAGTTTGCTGGTATATTAGTTGAGGGTGGCATTGTAGGCTACGATTCAAATATTACCACAGGCGGAGCAGGTGCTAGATACTTTGGTCTTGGATCAGCCGCAGAGTATCGTATTGATACAGTAACAGTTAGTATGCGATTAGTTAGCGTAAGCAGCGGCCGTGTATTGGTGAGTGTAGCCGCAGAAAAATCTATTGCTAGTTATCGCACAGCTGGAGATGTATTTAAGTTTTTAGACCTTGGCACTAAAGCATTGGAAGTTGAAAGTGGTTACAGCGTAAACGAGCCAGTAAACTATGCTGTAAGGGAAGCTATTGAAGCAGTAGTGATAGAAATTATATGTCAAGGTGTTGAATTGGGCTTATGGCAATGGGAAGAAAGCGAATCTCATCTAGAAGGTGAGCATTAACTTAAAATGAAATGGATTTTAATATCATTAGCAGTTATAATAGGTGGTATAGTATATCATACATTACAATCACGTAGTCAAATATTTTGGCAACAAGTTGGCCCCAATACAGATAAGGCGTTAAATCCAGATACCCATAATAACTAATATACTTTAGTATATCTGCCCAATTTCACCCACATTTCACTAAATATAAGTGTGAGAGTGAGATCTATATGCAGAAAAAATTATTAAGTAGTGCCATAATGGCAATAGTGTTTACAACATTAGCATCGTTATCAGTAATGGCTAATGAAATATATATAACACAAATTGGGGATAGTCTAGATTTAGATATCACTCAAGACGGACAAAACAACGAATTTGGAGACAGCACTACAGACGCTGGGCTCTATGGCGATAATATGGTGTTTAGTATAACACAAACTGGTGATACAAACACTATTGACGCAATTATTGCTGGTGACAGTTATACAGGTACCTGGGTGTTTACTGGAAATAGTAACAATGTTGACCTATTATGTGACAGCACAGCAACAATTGGTGGTGGCAATTGTGATAATGTAACATTAAATATTACTACAACAGGTGATGACAACAACTATGACTTTAAGATTGGTGAAACTACTGATGGCGGTGATGCCACTGTTAACTTTACAATTGATGGTGATGACAACCTGATACAAATGGACTTGGATGGAACTGATGCTAATGTTACTGTAGAAATTGACAACAGCGCATCAACAGCAAGTGGATCAACAATTACAAGCGCAACTGATACTAACCTAAGTACTAATTCTCCAGGTAACATTATTGATTTAAATATTGATGGTAATGGTGATACTTTAGGACACACTGTAACATTAGATATAACAGGTGGTGGTAGTGTATATACTATTACACAAAGTGGTATCTACGATAACCTAGTAGATATAACTTCAACTGGGGACGGTAACACAGTTGATATTACACAATCCGATTAAACTTATATGTATAATATTTGTTGCTCTAGCATACGTAAGTATAGCTAGGGCAACTCCTATTGGAGCGGTTGCTGAATCTTCTGGCACAAGTACAATTAAACGTGATAAAGAAGCATACACTGGCGAAGTAGGTCTTGGCTTACAAATGAACGATAATATTGCTACTGGTAAAGGTAAATTGCGTTTAGACTTTGTAGACGATACTAGAGTAGATGTTACTGAAAATAGTCGTATGACTATTGATGAGTTTATATACGATCCAGCTAGTGGAACAGGTGCTCTTAGTATGAAAGCAACACTAGGCGCAGTACGTTATGCTAGTGGACAAATAGCAAAGAATTCAAGACAACGAGTAAACATAAGAACGCCAAGTGCTAAAGTTACAGTGCGTGGTACAGACTTTATGATGATTGTAGATGAGATAGGCGGCAGTATGATAACACTATTGCCCAGTTGTGATGAAAGTGGATTATGTGTAACTGGTGAGATTAGTGTTGAGAGCGATGTGGGAATGGTTATTATGAATCAAGCATTCCAAACTACTATAGTTTCACACAGTGGTGCTGTTCCAAAGCCAGGAGTTGTACTAGACTTACCAGAAAATATGCTTACAGCAATGTTAATTGTACGTAAAGTATCACCTTACACAGAAGAGATAATAAAACAAAAACCACCTACTGATATATTAGACATTGACTTTTTAGAGTTTGACGAACTAGACAGTGATCCATTAGTTGATGGTATTAAAAATATTTGGGTAACTGATTTAGATAACACAACTTACCTAAATTCAGAGTTTATAGATCAATTGGAAAAACAACTTGCTGAAATACTATCAAAATGGTTTGATAGTCTAGGAACACAAAATGTAGAGTTTTTTCAGGATAAGTTTTTTGGATTAGATCCAGATACAAATATATTTTATGATGAGGAATATCCTTATTTTGTAGTAAGTCGCAAAGAAGGAGATCAACATTTCTTTCAATTAAATTTAAGCCAAAGTCACAGCTACAATGTAGACTTTGTTCAAGGAGGGTTTTATGAATACGGTTTTAAAGTGGGTGTTGGTTCCTCTAACAGTATTGTTATCAATCAAAACAACTACTAGTTGGGCAAATGAAATATGGATTAGACAAGTTGGTGATAATATAGATATGACTATCACTCAAGATGGCGCTAACAATAAGATAACTGGTTCGGGCGGTAAAGCTCAAGTAAGTGGTAACAACACAAGCACTACATATGCGCAAACAGGTGACAATAATCAAGTGTGGGCGTGGATGAGTTCTGGTAATGGAATAAACAATGTGTCGCAAATAGGCGATAACAACTCAGCAAGTTTAGATTGCCATGGTAATAATTGTGTTATTGATATTGAACAAAATGGCAACTATAACTATGCATATGCCGAACTAGGCAATGGTGGTGATTATAATCAAACTATTATTGTTGATCAAGATGGTAATTACAACTTTGCAAAAGTAGAAGCAAACGGTGATGATAATACTATTACTGTAGACCAAGATGGTAACAATCATATAGTACATGGGTATGGCAACACACCAATAACTGGTGATAGAAATAACATTACACTTGTACAAGATGGATCACAATACAATCAAGCTCAGGCGAAGGTTGTTGGAAATGATAATACAATAGATGGATATCAAGGTGGACAATATAACTTTGGTAGACTGGTACTAACGGGTAACGACCATGATGTGACGAGTTCACAGGAAGGTACTGGATCTCATAGTATGACTTTAGACCTCACCAATGGTGGTGGGGCGTATACTGTAAATACAACACAAGACAGCACAACTAATCAATCATACAGTTTAACAGGGATCTGTACAAACACAATAGGATGCGCTATTAGCGTAACACAAAATTAAATGGAAATATTATATGGAATAGCATTATCAGCACACTTGGGGTTAGCTGGTGATTACAACTTATCACACCCACACGTTAGACTACAAGACAATCAATTTATTACAGGTATATATGTTAACAGTATGAATGATATCAGTGTATATGGTGGTGTGAAGTTTGATTATGACAATTTTTGGGTAGAGGGCGCACTAGTTACTGGATACAATAACAGTAATATTAGTCCATACATTAGAGTAGGCAAAGAAATTTATCAAGACAATAGTGTATTCGTCGCACCAGCTTTGGAATCATTTGGAGAAAACAATATCGGTATAGTTATTGGAATTGAATTTTTAAGTAAATAAACTTACTACAGATCCAGTGAGAGGGGCAAAATGTCGCATAACCAAAATCCCATGGACCCAACAGACTGGCTATGGCTGTGTATAATGCTCGCAGCCATATGTACGTTTTGTATATGGGTGTTTATATAATAAATACTGGGAGAAAATATAAGGATGATAAATTATGGCACTGCCAAACTACGAACTAACAATACCATCTACAGAACAAAAGATATCTTACAGGCCCTTTCTTGCAGAAGAGCAAAAGGTATTATTAGAAACATTAACTATTTCAATAGAGTCTCAAAACCCATTACAGATGTTTAACGCAATTGTTAATACTATTGATGCTTGTGTTACTTCTGATATTGAAGTGTCTCAACTTTCAAAGTCTGATTTAAAATATATATTCACTCAAATTAAATCAAAGTCAGCATGACAACACGATTGAACGATACACCCAACAGCAGAAAATTGACCGCAGACGAAGAATTGCTAAAGTTAGAAAAAGTTTACATTCATCGTCACCGGCCAGGCAAGAAGATAAATCGTCCAAAGTATTGTCCAGTAGTGGAATTTATACCAGGGGTTAAGAACCCAGACTATTATCAAAAGCCAATAAAGCCGTCATAGAAAAGAATACAAGAAATGCTGAAATGGAACACATTAAAGCAAAACTAATGAGGAAAAAACATGAATACTAAATTTAGTATAGGTGTTGTAATTACAATAGTACTACAAGTTAGTGCGTTTGTATGGTGGACAGCACAACAAGCACAGACAATTAGTCAACTCGAATCAGAGATGGCAGAACTTACAGCAAGAACAGAAGTTGAAAAAGAAGTTACATTAATTAACGATGTAAAGCAGTTACGTAAGGATTTAGATGACCTTAAAGCAAAAACACTTGACGGTATTTTAGAGATTGATAACATGCGTATTAGTGAAGACAATAGACTAGGTGAATATATTGACCGTAGATTGGCAGACCTAATTGGTGAATTACAAACTACATTCACAACACATGAGGTTTGGATAGACGAGCTTGAATTAGTAGATGACGAAATAAAAACACAGTTATCAGACCACCAGCATTAAGGATTAATTATGCGTAAGATATTATTCTCTCCAATATGGAGTGTGCTTGTACTACTACTTCTTACTTGGGTGTATAGTAGTAACCCAGTATTTCTAGATAGTTTAAGGTTGAGATACTTTGACCAACTAATAGTAAATCAAGAGCCAATTGAAAATAACATATACACTGTTAACATAGACGAAGCAAGTTTAGAAGAAAAAGGACAATGGCCCTGGCCACGTGGAGACTATAGTGAGTTAATTATAGACTTATATGACCGTGGTGCTGGCTTAGTTGTGTTTAATGTACTAATGGCTGAAACTGATCGAGCAGGAGAGGATCAAGATTTAGCATTAACAATGCAACAGTTACCAGTTATCCTAAACATGCTGGGCGCAGATGAGAATAAAAACGAAGCAATTAATCCTGGTGCTACTATTGTTAATAGTGACTTTATGTACCTTATACCCAGCCGTGAAGGTGTTATAGCAAACGTACCAGACATAGAATTTTCATCAGTTGGCAGTGGCATCGTAGATACATTCCCAGAAGCTGATGGTGTAACAAGACGTATGCCAATGGTTATAGAAAGCCAAGGCACACTTTATCCAAGTGTTACAATGGAAGTATTACGAGTTATTGCTGGAGATCCTAGTTTTCAGATTAAGTTAAATGAATTTGGTGTTGACAAACTACGCATACCACAGTTTGGTATTATACAAACAGATGGACTTGGGCGTGTTTGGATTGACTGGAGTCAAAAGAATAAAAGTTATAGCACAACAAACTTACCAGACGACTTTGATGGCGGCATAGTATTTGTTGGCCCAACAGCGGCAGGTGTTTCACAGCCAGTAGCAACAGCGGCGGGCAGTATATACCCACACGAAATACATGCCACTATACTTGGCACAGTGTTTAACAAAAGTAATATTGAACGACCTGCTTGGGCTTTTGATGCTGAAATGTTAGGCTTCTTATTAGTAGGACTTTTTGTTATTGTACTAGCACGTTGGACTTATGCTGGCATTATAGTATTTGTAGTCGCAGTAGGTGGTTCAATATTTTATAGCATATATAGTTTTAATAACTATAACTATTTGATTGATGGCGCTACATCTAGTGCCTTTTTAATACTAGTGGGCATGACTAGGTATATAGTTAAATTTGTAGATGAATTCCTACAAAAACAAGAAATTAAGAAACAGTTTGGCGGATACGCATCACCTACAGTTGTTAAACTACTACAAGAAAATCCAGCACTCATTAAAGATGGTGTAAAGAAAGAAGTTAGTATCGTGTTTAGTGACTTGCGTGGCTTTACTCCACTAGGTGAGAGTTTTGGTGACGATGTAAAAGGCCTAACTAAAATAATGAATGGCTACATGGATAGTATTACACAGCCTGTATTAGACAGTGATGGAATGATTATTAAGTATATAGGCGATGCTAGTATGCACATACACAATGCGCCTATAGATGATCGTCACCATCCAAGAACCGCAGTACAATGTGGATTAGATATGTTAGCGGCAGTGGATAAATTTAATGAAGAAGTTATTATTCCACAAGGTAGACCAGCAGTAGGCATGGGCGCAGGTATCAATACAGGACTTGGTTATATTGGTGAGATGGGATCAACAGCTAGACACAGTTATGATGTTTTGGGAGACGCAGTAAGTACTGCCGCACGTATTGAATCAAAATGTAAAGAGTACGGATGTTTACTACTAGTAGGCGATGCTACATACCAAACAACTAAGTCAGACTTCTTTTACTTAAAGATAGATGACTTAGCAGTTAAAGGCAAGAGTGTTGGTGTTGGTATATGGACAGTATTAGATCAGAAGCGTCCAGCTTGGCGTAAAGCACAAAAGAAACACCAAGATATGTATGAAGACTATCTGGCGCAAAGATTTGATGACGCAATAGACAAGTGTAAGATGTTACATGATCACTTTGACGGACAAATGGCTGGCTACTATGATATGTGGATTGAGCGTTGTGAATTCCAAAAGACACAAGACTTACCTAAAGATTGGAATGGCGTGTTTTTTGCCCAAACCAAGTAACTTTTTGTAGCAACTTCTAAATAAATAAAACTATAGTTATTTGTGAGAGGATACATGATGCAGAATAATGAATATGACGTAGTCGTAATTAAAGTAGTGGATGGCGATACAGTAGACGTAGATATTGATCTAGGGTTTGGTGTTTGTTTAAAAGACGAGCGTGTGAGAATTATGGGCATTGATACGCCCGAGTCACGCACCAGTGATAGAGTAGAAGATTTGTTTGGCGAAGCAGCTAAAGCAAGACTTAAAGAACTTATGAAACACGGCGGCAAACTTATTACTACAGAAGATAAGCATGGCGAAGACATGAAGGGTAAGTTTGGGCGTATCCTTGGAGACTTTAAAGTAGACTACAATGGTGAGATGAAAAAAGTTACTGAGATCATGGAAGCAGAAGGACATTGCGTTCCTTACTTTGGTGGAAGTAAAGAAGAAACACAAGCCGCACACCAAGTAAACCGTGTACGTTTGCTAAACGAAGGTATTGTAACTCAAGAAGCATACGATGCCGCAGTTGAGAAGATGAAAAATAAGTGATTAAAAAACTAGGTATACTAGCGTTTGCATTTTTCTTTATAAAGGGGCTAATTTGGTTAGCCCTTTTATACTTTGGTGCTACATGGCTAATACCAGGATAAAGTAAGTGGTATAGTGTGCTATTTGATCTATAGTAGCATACTTCCAATACTTTTTATTTCTATGTGTAACTTTATTACGTTCTGCTATCCAATGTTTAGTATAGTCGATAATAAAATGTAACACAAAATCTAGTAAGGCAAGCCATAGTGCCTTGCCAACACCTACTAGCAGTAGTGCTACAAAAAATGTTAGCACTGCATGGTGCGAACAATGTATCCATAGTCTAGGTTTAGTTAATTGTGTCTTTGTTCCGTGTTTATCATCAGTAAGTTCAGCCTGAAGGAATAAATCTGCTATGGCATGTTTTACTGTTAGTAGGAAAAAGAATGTTAGTGCTGTCATTTATTTTGTTCTTCTTTATATATTTTTTTAAGATCTTCTAGTGAGTGTAATTTTTCATTATCAGTTTCACTAAGTCCAGCTTCTTTAATTATTTCACGAAGTTCAGCAATCTTGTTTTGGTTTATCTCTTGTTGTTCTTTTAATGTTAAAACTACATTTAGTTTTTGGTTAAGACGGATTAGATCGTTATCTAACATACGTATACGATCAATTAGCCCAATAAGAACACCTTGTGCTTGTCCAATAACTGGGTCGATAGTTTCTGTTACCCATTTCCAGATAAAGAATATGAAATATCCAAGGCCCATAGCGGCAACAATAGGAAACCCATATTGACTAATTAATTCAGCAATATTTCCCATTACATCTCCCTACAATTACCAAAGTGATAACGTTTCATATTGTGTCCTTGTTTACCTTGTTTACCACAATGTGGGCAAGTTACAATAGGTTTGGCAGCACGAGCCGCCGCCAACTTAGCTTTAACTTCAGGACGATTCAACGCCTCTGTCACCGCAGCTTGGTGTGCTTCAGTCTTTGGACGAACCCCACAAGCATTGGAATTACCTATTAGTTTTGGATTTGGTTTACCTAACTTACTTTTAGAAATGTTTTGTCTATGCTCGTCTGTTTTAGACACACCTTTTTTGGCACCTACATTAGATCCTACTACCCAAGGTTTGCTCATGCCTTTATGTGCTTCGCTAATTTTGCGCTTATGCTCTTCACTTTTTGGCATTGACATTAGTTCATACATAATTTCATCATGTCCTATTAATCCAGCTAACCCCTTCCACGCAAGTTTATCTTGAGTTCTACCATATGTTTCGTATAGTTCTCGATGTGCTTGTGCGTGTTCTTCTACAGTTAGTTCTATTAAGTTAGCTGGATCATCAGACCCGCCAGCATGTTTTGGAATAATATGATGTTTATGTTTCATACACTTATTTATCTTTTTACTTTGTCTGGCAGTGGTGTTGGATGTTATGCTATATCGTCTCTATCTTCACCAATTTTGGTAAGCCATCCATTTTCGTTAACACGAAAAATGTCGCCTGGTTTATACAAGCCTTTATCCATTACTTCTGTGGGAGTATCGCCAACAACAGTAAAACTATCGCCTGCTTGGTTAATTGTGTAATCTACCCACATCATTATTGTTCACCGATTAGTTCAAAGTAACCATTGGGTCCTACACGATATGTATCTCCAATTTTTAGTTCTACGTCATCAATAACAAAAAATTTGTCATCAGGGTCTTTGTCTTTAAGAATACGAAATCCGTTTTGAAATTTCATTAGTAATAGGTCTTTCCACATCATTAGTCTTTCCTTGCGTCATTTTTGCCATCAGCCCGTGCAATCCTATCCACGTCTGGTCGCAACCCTAGAGCATTACTCATTAGTGTATCAATACGTATGACATCATGATTCATTGTTTGTACACGATTGTCTAGGCCCATAATGATACCCTTTAAACCATTGACACTTCCAGTAACACCTGCTAGTATAAACTTCAATGTTAAAAACACAAAGTAACCAGCAGCTAGTGCGCCAACGATTGGAAACCCTACCTCTGCAATTAGTCCGAATATTTCCATTCCATTTCACCCTCACAGTTAAATGCTACTGTTATTTATGAAAGAAAGTATTAAATAAAGTATGAGCGAGAAAACTCCAAATACGCCTACGCCCACACCGTCTGATGACCCGTGTGATGATGTTACTGGCACAGATCTTTCTAAATGGTGTAAGAAAACACTTGACAAGTAATACGTCTTACTATATACTATGGTAGTAAACAAGGAGAAATTCATATGTCATTACCAAAGAAGCTACCCGCAAACTTTATAGAAACGTATTATGAAAATTGTAAAGAGCGTGAACTTTATAAAGACCCTATATTAACTAAAGAACAATACTGGGAAATTTGGATTAAAATGACAGAACATGAGGAATCAAGAAAATGAATAAACTAATTATTGCAGGAATTATTGCCCTATTTGCGACAACCGCAAATGCTAACAGCTACAGAGTACAAGGAAAAATTATTGAAATTGTACCAGTATATACAAAAGTAAATCAACAGACACCAGTAGAAAAATGTCGTGATATTGAAGTACCAATTTATGGACGCACTGGCGGCAATGCTGGTGAAGGTGCCTTGGGTGGTATGATTATCGGCGGTGTACTAGGTAAAGTACTGGGCGGTAACGACGGAGGTGCTGCAGCTGGTGCTATCCTTGGTGGTGTTGTAGGCGCTAATAATTCACAAGGACAACGTCGAATTACTGGATATCGTACAGAGTATCAGTGTACTACAACTTATCGTAATTCTTCTAAGTCAATTATTAACGAGTACGACATTGTATATCGTGTAGATGGCCAACGAATCACTGTACGAGTTAATCGTGCTGTTGGGCAAAATGCTTATGTTGGACAACGTAAAGATTTCCGTGTAAATTATCAACTTTTAAATTGACATCTGTGTCAATATACGCTATAACGTAAGAAACAATAATTTACGCTGGAGAGTAATATGAATAACAAAGTTGTATATGCGAATGAAGCTACTATCACTAGTACACGTACTGGTACAGAAGTTGTAGCTGAGATTGATAACTTTAAATTTGAACAATACTTGGATGCCTTTATTGCCACTAACAAAATACCAATGCGTTGGAATGGCAAAGTATATGTAGGTAATGTTAGTGGTATGGAATTTACAACAGATGGCCCAAAAGAGTCTGTAAAGTTTAATCGGAGGTAATAGTATGACAATGCATTTAGTTGGTCCACATATGACCACAACAAAGTATAATCGTAAACAGAAAAAGCCTAATGCTAAACTAACAAAAGCACACGCTGAACATGAGAAATGGCTCAAGTCAATAGGTGTTGGTAAAACAAAAGCTCGTAATACAAATACTATTCCAGACTATTCAACCAAGGATACAGTTGAACTCAGCAATAAGGTTGCTGGACATGGGCCTGCTCGAGAAAGTATGACCTACAGTGGAGAGCGTCAGTTAGTTGGTATTGCTACAATGCACAAAAGTAATATGGTTCCTATCTTCGCCGATAGGAAAGAAGACGCCAAAGATATAGCGAGTATGAGACGATAAATGATTAGACCAGGTATACATGCTACTATTGATTTAGAAACACTTGACACCCTACCTAGTGCTACAGTACTAAGTGTAGGCGGTGTTAAGTTTCGTCCAGACAGTAGTGATGATCCATATGATAGATTTTACATGAAAATCTTAGTTGATGATCAAGACAAATTAGGTCGTACTGCTAGTGACGATACAGTTGAATGGTGGGGCAAACAAGACCCTGTCGCAATGAATGAAGCATTTGATCAAACTGGTGCTGTCACAGTTACAGAGTTCTTAGCCGCACTTAATAAATGGATTGTTGGTGTAGATACATTTTGGGGTCAAGGCTATGGCTTTGATTATACCATACTTGAGAATATGTATCGTGCTAGTGGACGTAATGTGCCTTGGTACTTCTGGCAAGTATTGGACTCACGTACATTAATACAAATGTTACGTGAAGATCCACGTAAGCAATTTCAAACAAACTTACATAAAGCAGATGATGATGCTTATTATCAATCAAAAGCAATTCAGATTGCACTAAAAGATCTAGGAGTATTTAGATGATAAGATGGTATGATTATGTAGCTAGCATATGCTTGGCATATTCCATCTTATTTAAATTTTTTAACATACCTGTTATTGACGCAGTACTAGCATATGGATTATGGGTAGGCTGGAGAGATTATTATTGTGAATATAGAAAACAAATGGAGAACAACACATGGCATTAGTGCCCATCGTAATTGATAAAACAAGTGCAGGTGAACGTAGTTATGATATCTACAGTCGCTTGTTAAAAGACCGTGTAGTAATGCTTAATGGTCAAGTAGAAGACTATATGGCTAATTTAATTGTAAGTCAGTTATTGTTTCTGGAAAGTGAAAATCCAGATGCTGACATTACATTGTATATTAACAGCCCTGGTGGTGTTATTACTAGTGGCATGAGCATTTATGATACAATGCAGTACATTAAACCAGACGTAGTAACAGTTGTAAACGGTCAAGCATGTAGTATGGGAAGTTTCCTAGCACAGGCTGGAGCAACTGGTAAGCGTATGGTATTACCAAATAGTCGTACAATGATCCATCAACCAAGCGGTGGTGCCAGAGGCATGCAAAGTGATATTGAGATCCAGTACAAAGAGATTACACACATGAAAAAACAGTTGACAAATCTGTATGTTAAGCATAATACTAGTGGTAAGACATATGAAGATTTTGAACGTGACATGGATCGTGATACATTTTTAACAGCACAAGAAGCAGTTGACTACGGTCTAGCTGATCGTGTAATTGAACAAAGATAAGTAAGTATAGTGGACTTCACAGGATCGCCCCACTCTAAATACTCCGTCCTTGTAATATAGGAGAAGAATATGCCGCATTTAAGCACAAAAACATACGGACACAACATCGGACTATCAGCGGTGTTCCGTCAGCCACACGCAGATCATTCACACTGTAGATTCTTACATGGATACAGTTTGGGATTTAAGTTTACATTTGGTTGTGATGAACTAGATCATCGTAATTGGGCTGTAGACTTTGGTGGACTAAAGCCACTAAAGAAATGGTTAGAAGATACATTTGATCACAAGACAGTAATTGATCGTGAAGATCCATTCTTGTATAAGTTCGCAGAACTTGAGAACATGGGACTAGCAGAAATTACAGTACTAGATGGGGTTGGAGCAGAGAAGTTTGCTGAACACGCATTTAACTTCGCAAACAAACTTATTAGAGAAGCAACAGATAATCGTTGCTATTGTGTAGAAGCAGAGTGTAGTGAGCATGGAGCAAACAGTGCTATCTATCGACCTGGCTGAGTTAGAATGGTGTGCTAATTGGAAAACAGAACATGGATATTATTGTACTGTAATACTTAGAGACAACAGCCGATATAGTAAACCAAGAGGAGTTCATCTTTTACTTGATGAACTCTTTGGTACTAACTATGGAGGTTTTAGATATAATGATAGTACAAATGGAGTAGAAATTTGGTTCAAGAAGAAACAGGACATGTTGACATTCAAGATGTTGACAAAACCCTAATACACGATAAAATAGTAGCAAACTTAAAAGAAGTTTATGATCCGGAGATTCCTGTTAATATCTACGATCTAGGATTAATATATAATATTGATATAAATAATCAGCTATGTAAAATTACAATGAGCTTAACAAGTGCGTTTTGCCCTGCGGCAGACGATATTATTGCAGATGTACAAAGCGCCTCAAATTCAGTAGACGGTGTTGACGATGTTGATGTAAACATTACATTTGATCCACAATGGGGTCCTGAAATGATGAGTGAAGATTGTAAACTAATACTAGGAATATTTTAAGGAGTAAAAATGTTTGATAAATTAAAAAAACTAATGGGTATAGCATATCCATTATCAGGTGGACCAGAACCAGTAATAACTGATGCATCTGAAGCAAAACAAAAAATTAAAAATGCTGAAAAAATTACAACTGTTACAGTAAAACCTAAGAAGCCAACAACACAAAAACCTAAAGGCGAAACAAAAGCATCATTAGGAAAAATGACAAAGAAAGATATTGACGACCTAGCTAAAGAAAAGTTTGGTGTAGAATTAGATCGCCGTTTAACTAAAGATAAAATGATCGTTGAATTTATAGCCACACAAAAGAAAGCAAAATAGTATATGACGTATATTGTCAATGACGCATGTATTATGTGTAAGTATACAGACTGTGTAGAAGTTTGTCCAGTAGACTGTTTTTATGAAGGTGAAAACATGCTTGTAATTAATCCAGAAGAATGTATTGATTGCGGCGTTTGTGAGCCAGAATGCCCAGCAGATGCGATTCAACCTGATACAGCACATGGCGCCGCCGCTTGGGTTGAGACTAATCAAAAGTATGCTGACATCTGGCCAGTAATTTTTGAGCAAAAAGATCCATTACCTGATGCTGAAAAATGGGATGGCGTTGAAGGTAAATGGGAACACTTTAGTGAAAATCCTGGAGAAGGTTCTTAAAATAAATAACATTATGAAATTAACTATATCAGACTCAGCAAAACAATATCTTAATAAGATGATTGAAAACGAAAACAAACGCTATGTTACACTAGATGTTAAAGGCGGCGGTTGTAGTGGCTTTCGATATGAATGGAACTTCAGTGATGAAGTATCGGGCAATTTAATTGACGATATTTTAGTTATTGATGTAATGGCTGAGATGTTTTTATTTGGATGTACAGTTGACTATGTACAAGAATTAGGCGGCAGTTACCTTACTGTTGTTAACCCTAACGCAACTGCTAGTTGCGGCTGTGGCGAATCGTTCGCAGTTTAATAAACGAGGAAAATATGAAAATAATTACAGGAAGTAGCAATACTGCTTTTGC